ATGGGCGGTCTGTTCGCGTTCGTGCTCGCGCTGGGCGCGTGGTTGATGACGATGCCGTACCTGCTCGCGGCCGGCGCCATCGCACTGGTCCTCTGGCTGATGTTCCGCGAGCTGCGCCGCCAAGGTGAACGCGAAATCGCAAAGCGCAAGGCGAAACGTGAAGCCGAGGATGCGATCCTGGCGCGCGCGATCAAGCAACACAACCTGCGGATGCAGGGTGACCCCCGAGGGCTATACGGCGTCGCGACTCCAGCGGTCGACCAACTCAACAGGCTCCTGCGATGACCGATCGTCTGCGCACCGTCAGCGCCATTGACGAACTCGCTGAGAAGGAGCGCCGAGAGCGCGAGCGCGCCAAGGCGCGCGCCGAGCAGTTGAAGGCCATCGGAGGCGTGTTGACGGTGCTCGCGCTCGCGGAAACCGTTGTGCTGCAGACGCTCGGCATCGCCGTTCTAGTGAAGGTGCTTCGCCGGTGAATCGTCTGGCGAAGGAGCTACGTGAGAAGACCGGCTACCCCTGGCAGGACTGCATCGCAGCCGCTGCCCGTTCGGACCATTACGACACCGCCCGTGACAGTGCATTTTGCCGAGTCAAGCGCCTAGCCGACATAAGGACACGCCGATGGATCTGATCGCTGACGCGCTACTCGGCGCGGAGGAAATCCTAGAAGTTCTGCACCGACGCGGCACTCGCGGAGTCGAACAAGAGTGCAACGCAGGCCGGATCGCCGACGTGCTCAGGACCATCCAAGTCGCCAAGCGAGTCATCAACGGCGCGCAGTTCTTCGGCCCCAACAGCCCGCACGCAAGCTGACAGAAGAGGTATGAGATGGGATTGGACAACATCGACGACATCGCAGCGTCAATCGAAGACGAGGTTCTTCCTGCACTGGCCGACGCCATCGTCGCAGCGGAAGTGCGTGGCGACTATGGGCCACACGTGCGCGTACAGAATCGGCTCCGCGACATAGTGCAGCGACTGCGCGACCTGACGTAAGGACATGGAGATTGCGCGCGATCGTCAAACTACGGCCACGTTGGTGCCTCTACCCGCGGGGGCTGTGTGCGCTTTGCCTGCACCGCCACAACCCCGATGCACGCTGAACGAAGGAATGACAATGACCGATATGGAACTGGCCCGCAAACTGATCCAGACCGCCGTGTGGATGAAGCGGTCATATCAGGACGCAGGGATGATCGTGGCCCGCGTGTTCTGCGACGCCAAGGGCATCGACGCCGACGCGCTCGAATCCGAAGTCCGCACAGGCTGACGGAAGGCGCAGCGATGGACGAAGACGAGATGGGCACTGGCGACATCCCCGAGGTGACGCCGATCGAGGACGATCCGGTGGCGATGATGCTGGGCTTGGTCCCAGACAAGCGCACGCCGGGGCAGCGCGCGTGGGACGCCACGCTGCCATGGGAACGCCCCTGACGCAACGTCGTCGGCTCAGAAGAGGACACCATGAACGTTCTGAGATACCGGATCTACGGCGTGTGGTTTGTGCTGAGAAATTGGCGCTATCACCACGCGCATCACTGCCTAGGGCGTGCGTTGGCCGACGAAGCAACCGACCGGCCGCCGCCACCTGGCCCCACAATCGACTACTCGATCAACCTGACATAGGCGGGGGTTTAGCCACAATGGTCGAAGACTCATGGGAAGCACGGATGGCCGAACGCGCGCGCGAGCGACGCGAGAAGAACACACCGGCTCCCGGCAGCGGCCCGCCGCCGCCCGACGACGACACGTTGTGCGTCGACCGCCCTTGGCTGCACGGCTGGCCACGCATCAACCGTGGCCGCGCGGTGCTGATGGGCACAGGTGTCCACTGCGTCTGTTGCGGCCGACTGCAGGGCGTCACCACGGTTGCATTCGATCCCGACTGGGTATCGCCACCAGATCCGGTGTGGCCGTTCGACATCGCAGACTGCCCGTTGTGCGCGCCGTTCCCGCCGTACACCCCGTAAACGCAAAAGATGGCCGGTGCTCCGACCCCGAGGGGTTGGAACACCGGCCATCGGCCTTCGCAGGTCTACCTGTTCAGCGTCGCAACGTCAGAACAAGCCACCGATGCCTGGTAAGCGGCCCAAGATGCCGCCGATGATTCCTCGGTCCTGACCGCCGCCGCCGCCGCGAACACTGAAGTCTGGGAACGGGAACGGAGCGCACAGTTGCGGATTGACCCGCCGGAACGACGGCGTATCGCAGTTCGGATGTTCTGGCGGCGCCAACATCAGCACCACACCCACCGACAACACGGCGATCCAGCTACGCATCTTTCTTCTTCTCCGTCTCGGCGTGCATCGCCTGCTCGCGCTCGAGTTGCGCCATGCGTGACGGCGGAATCGGCGGCAGAGCCATCACCGTGTCGATGAGTCCGCGGGCGTGCAGATCACGCTCGCGCATGTCCCACCGCAGAGCCGTGTCGTGCGCCCACCGCTCCAAGTCCCAGAAGTCGTACTTGAGCGCGTTGAACAGCGCGAAGTCGTTGGCGATGGCCCGCATGCTGCGCTGGGTGAGTTGGACCGCTTCATCGTTGCGCCTGACTGTGTCAGCGTTTCGTTTCACGTACCAGCCGAGCAGGATGCCGATGATCGTAATGAAGCCGCTGATGACGGTGACGATGACGGTGGTATTCATCACCATAGCCTCGGAATCAGTTGTGCCGCCCTCCAAGCGTTTCCGACTGCGAAGCCGAGGGCCCACGCGAATCCGTTGGCGCTGTAGGGATCAGTGATGGTCTGGATGAGGACGATCGCGTACATGGCGAACACGAAGACGAAACCCGCGCAACCGGCGCATTCAACGCCCCACGACCAGTATTGGCTCTTGCAGAACGCGGAGTAGATCACCAAACATGACGCAGCGATCACCAGCGACGCGAACGCGAAGGTCGCGGAGAAGCTGAATGACGCCTGCGACTGCACCGAATTGGGCGATGTCCCGGCGATGATCTGCACGAAGCTCACCCAGGCCAGACACACGTTCAGGCTCAGCAGCCGTGGATCTTTCGGTGGCCGAGGGTGCGGCCACACGCCCAGCACCGGGTCGTCGGGATGGTAGCGGTGGCGTCGCCGTAGCATCCGCGGTATCCGGATCACGTCGCTGGCGTGGTCTTCGGCGCGGTCTTCCGGCGGCGCCTCGGGCGGCGCTTGCCGTTCGGCGTCTGCCACACCAAGTACGTCGACAGCGCGGTGGTGCCGAGCGTGCGCGCCCATTCACCACCGCTCTGTGGCCACGCCGCGCCGCCGTCGGTCAAGTTCGCGGCGACGTTCGTCGCTACTGCGGCGACGAACGCGGCGACCGATTTCAGGTACGGCTTGATAGCCGCCCACGCCTGCGTCAATGCTGTTCGCATGGTGGTGCCCTCCTGATCTGAGTAGACGGATGACTCGACGCCGATGCGCCGTATCACATCGGGAATGTTGTTGCGGCGCAGACTGAATCGCGACAGCATTACGAGTGGACCGCCGCGCGGATCCGTTCGCGTACCCACTGCTTGGCGGGATTGAGGTCGTAGCCGCCGTGAGAGTCCATGCTTCCCAGGAACAGCACACCGCGAGAGATGGGCGGGATGAGTCTCCCGATCGACCCGAACGGGTTCAGTCCGACCGCGATCAACTCCATGAACAGGTCGAGCGGATTCGACTCGGCGACAACCTTGTAGATCACCGTCATCAGGCGGCCTGTCTCGTCCTGCGGCGTCTCGGTGTAGATGTCCCGCCGACGGCACACGTACGCCAATCGTCCACGCAGTTGGTCGATCGGCAGCTTCTCGGGACTGATACCACCCGTTCCCGGTTCTGGCGGATCCGGCACCAGCAGCACTTCGCCCATGTAGTCGACGGGGCGGTACGGTGCGCCCATCTCGAGCACGCAGATCAGTTCCGCGAGCCTGTGATGGAACATGCCGAACTCGGGCAGAACGTGACGCATCAGGAACCGCGACACCACGATGTCGCCCTCGCTGAATCCCGAGATGAGCCAGCGCCGGCCAATCGGCATAAGCACGGGATCCAGGAAGAACCGCACCAATTCGCTGACACCGGTGTCGCTTTGGAACGGCATGGCCTTGTTCGCGTACGTGGTGCCCTGCATCTGCAGCAGCCCCTCGCGCTCCAGGGTGAACATCACGTCGGCGGTGGGACCGAAGTCCCAGTTCGACATGTGTCCCTCGACGCTGATGCCCAGCGGCTTCATCTTGAAGCCAGGCACCGGGGTTGGCGGCGGGGTTGTGACCGTGTCGAGCAGACCCAGTTGCTTCTTGGTGGCCCAGTCGAATTCGGGGTCGGTGTCGGTGATCGGGCCTGCCTGGCGGCCAGCCTGCACCAGCAGCCGCACCGCGTTCTTGTACGTCAGCAGCGCTCGCCCGAACCCGGCGGTGTAGGTGTCGTCGACGTCAGTGACGCCGAGTCCCTCGGCCTTGCCGTAGCTGTACCGCTTCAGCTTGGCCTTGGCGTCGGAGATGAGGGGGTCGGTGTGGCCGACCCTGGACGCTGGAGCCCATGCCGGGTTGATCTGCGCGGCAGCGATGATGGGCGCGGACATCAGAGCACCAGACCGAGGGACTGCGCGGTCAGCGGGCCCACGACGCCGTCGGGATCCAGGTGGTGCAACCTCTGGTAGTCGCGCACCTTCGCCTCAGTGTCGCGACCGAACACACCGTCGACGACGAGCCGGGAGTAGTTCCGCTGAAGCCGGGTCTGCAGCTTGATCACCGCGAGACCCTGCATGCCGTAATGCAGCAGCACGTCCGCGGTGTTGTCCGGTGGCGGCGCTGGAGGCGGGACGGGTGGCGGCGTGACGGGCGGGACCGGACGCGGGCCGCTCTCGCCCGGGAACACGAATCCCTCCATGTCCTTGCGGACTTCGTCTTGCAGCCACCCGACGACGGCCATGTTGCCGGGATCCCACTTGCCCTGAGCGCGACCGGCGTAGTCCTTGTGGCCGATCACGCGGTCGGGTCCGAGATTCCCCCGCAGCAGGATCGCTGCGACGGTGTTGCGAAGCGCGATGACCTGTGCGCGTGGCCACGGTTCGCGGTACGCGGTCGCGGCGGTGAGCGAGGTGTCGAACGGGTAGGCCAGTTCGATGCCGATCATGTGCCAGTTGCCCATGTTCGTCGGCAGCCACGGATACGAGCCCACGCCGGCGTGCCAGCAGACGCCGACGGCGACGATGGTGACGGTGCCGTCGGGCGCGATGTGAATGTTCGCGAGCGGGCCCTCGAGGTCGGGTCGTCCTCGCCGGATCGACTCGGCGGATTCGCGGGCGTTGCCGGTGTGGTGCACCATGACGCCGCGGATGTCCTTGAAGTCACCGTGGCCGGCGCCGTCCCACCCGGGCAGTGTCCGGAACTTCTCGACCGCCGGTTTGACGGTGTCGGCGAGCCACGTCGGGTCTCCGGTCCAAGTCATCGTTCCTCCTGTGTTGGGCAGCGGAATGGGGTTGCTTTGCCGGGTGTGGACGTGGTCGGTGTGGCCGCCGTAGTCGGCGCTGTAGTAGCCGCTGGCGGTCACGTCCTTGCCGCCCGCGACGCCGACACGTCGTCCATCTCGGGGGTTCTGCCAGATGACTTGCTCGAGCTCGGTGCGGATGGACAGCAGGTACTCGGCGAACCGCTGCATGGCGTCGACGGGCCCGGACCAGTCGATGCCGCGGTTGAGCCGCTGAGGGTTTCGGGCGAAGCCAGCCTCGTTGCGGTCGGACTCCTGATGGCCGCGGTAGGTCGAGGCCTTCAGCCCGAACGCGTTGGCGACTTCATAGACCCACGGAGGGAAGCCCTTCGCGCCGTATGTGATGTTGGTGCCGGTTGGCAGTCCGTAACTCATCAGCGTTCCCTTCGGTGAGTGTCGGGGCCGAACAGCAGCCAGCCCCAGGCCAGCGCGACACCCAGCAGGGCGCCTGCGGGGATCGCGACAGCGCAGATCCCGCAGGCGCGTTTCACCGCAGGAGTCGCTCGATCGCGGCGAGGATCATGTCGATGGCAGCGGCGCGGCGGTGTGGCCACTTCGCGCGATGGAGCGCGTCGGGCAGTGTCGGGCCCACAGGGTGGTCGGTGACGGGCCACTCGCAGAGCTGACAGCGGTCCTCGGGCTGTCCCTCGTTGAAGTCGGGATCGTCTGTGCCCCAATGGTCGAGGCGATCCAGAAGCCTCACGACTGCTCCGTCGCGTGACGGGGCTCGCCGGCCACGGCGTCGTTCCACGCTTCCATCTCGGCGCACCACGCGTTGAGTTCCTCGAGGAGCATGCCCTCGGTGGCGCGCGCCACATCCTGGAGGTAGCGCTGACCTTCGGCGACCGCAGCGTCGTACGCGGCCATCTCCTTGACGATGTTCGCGTTGGCCTTCTTCGTCGGCTTCTGCTTGCTCGGGGGCGGCAGTTCGATGACGGTGGGCCACTGGTCCAGCGGGACCAGGTGAGAACCGTCGCCGTCGATGATCGGTTCCTGTTCGTTAGGCATCAGACCTGCCCCCATGTCATCATTGCGTTGACGTAACTGGCCGAGATTTTGACGTTCTTCAACCACGCCACAAGCCAATTCGCGACTGTCAGACCACCCTTGATGTGCAAGTGGATGGTGTCGGTGGTGTTCACGTTCGCGGTGCGCTGGCTCGTTGCGGCCGTCGAGGTGTCGACCCACATCGCACGGAGGTCGGCGTAGCTCAGGACGTTGCCTGGGTACACCGCCTTGCCCGCTGCGAACGCCGCCAATTGGCCCTGCAGGCTGAGGTCGCGGCTGTCGCCGCCGGTGATCGACACCGGCTCGATCGATGCGTACAGCAGCTTGATGTCACTCTTGGCGGCGATGAACCGCTGGATGCCTTCCTGCACGCGGGTCTGGTACGTCGCCGCCACGGGCGCCGCTGGCAATGTGCCGTCGTTCCAGCCGCCCAGCGTCAGAACCACGGGGTTCCGAGACCCAAAGTTGGTGACCAGATGGTTGATTCGACTCACACCGTGGAACACGGAAGAACCGTCGGAGTTAGTGACGTTGGCCGCGGTCGCCGCAGAGTTGTTGGCGTTGAACTCCCCCGTCCCGCCTTGGCCCATCTGAATGACCGCCCCGCCGGTAAGCCGGATCAGCCACGTCGGGAGGAACGCCGTCCGGTAGGTACCGGTCGGCCACGCACCGCCGATCGGTGAGGCCAGTGTGCAGCCCATCGCCTCGCCCCAGGAGTCGCCGTTGTAGGCGAACAGGAACTTGTTCGGGGCCTTGCGCACCGTCGCGCCGCTGTCGACGATGATGCCGATCAGCCAGTGCATGCCAGGCAGGATGAACCGCCACTCGGCCATCCTGGCTTCCTTCACCGTGAGGGTGCGGTAGAAGAGTCCGGATCCGCCGGTTCCCGTCTTGGGAAGTGTCCCAAGCTCTTTCATTTGTCCTTGGTGCTCGTAGAACACCGTGTGGTCGTGGTGGGTGGTTGAACCACCCTGATTGGCGATCAGCGCGTTGTACACCAGCGTGACCGTGGTCGAGTCGGTCACGAAACTGAAGTCGATGAGCGACTCCAGCGGGTAACCGGTCATGGAGCCGAACGTCCACACACGGGGGGTGCTGGCATTCATGCACGCCGAGTAGCCCGACGTGTTCTGTCCCGCACCCGTGGGTACTGCCTGCCAGTTCTGCGACTGTGTGTTGAAGACCCCAGAGTTCCAGGCGTAGAACGTCTTTCCGCTCACGTTGGGGAATCCGGCGGGCACACCAGCAACGAATCCGGTGTCGGCGGTCCATGGCCCGTTGGTGGCATCGACGGCAGGGATCATGCCCATCGGCTTGATCCAGTTGTCCAACCCGACGTCGGTCGAGATGTTCGCAATGTCGGCGCGGGTCGTGGCTTCACCTGGCGCGGTACCGGCGACGATGCGTTGCTTGCTGAGTCCGTATGCGGGCATGGGTCAGGTCTCCTAGTTATCCGCGATGGTGATCGTGCCCTTGATGCCTGGCGAGCCGTACTGTCCGCTGGCGTACTCGGTCATGACGGCGAACCCGCCGTAGCGGCCCGGGGTGTGAACGTTGCCGGTGTCGGTCCACGTGAGGATCGGCGTCGTCATGTTGCCGTTCTTGTACAGCGAGTACACGTAATTGGTGCCGTTGAACGTCACCTTGAGTTGCAGTGTCTCGTCGCCGACGACAGTGCCCGCCGTCCATGCGCGCTCGGTAATCGTGGTGCCCTGCTTGGTGTAGATCGAGATGCTGTTTCCGGAGTTGAATCCGGCCGCACCGGCGAACACGCCGTTGGTGAAGTTCGCATCCGAACCGGCGACCGCCGGTCCTGCCTTGCGTGGCGACGACCCGTTGGTGCCCATGACGATCGACGAGGAATGCAGCGGCGTGGCCATCTGCGTGGTGTGCACGCCGCCGCCCCAGTAGAGCCCGTTCGCTGCAGGCGCCGACCCGGATTGGACCACGCCACCCGACACGCTGTATGCGCCGAGTGCCTGCGGATTCCAGTCGGGGATTGCCGCCGGTTTGGCGGTGCCCGCGAACGTGTGGGACGCAGTGACATTGGCGAGGTTGGTCGTCGGCGTGACGGCCACCGACGCAGGCGATGCGTTGCCCGCCGCATCGATCGCCGTGGCGGTGATCGTGTACTGGGTGTTGGGATTCAGGCCAGTGAAGGTGAATGCGCCGGTCGCTGTCCCGACGTAAGCCCCGTTGAGGAAGTAGTTGTACGCGGTGACTCCGACGGCGTCGGTCGCTCCCGATGGCGTCACCTGGATGCTGTTGGAGGTGATCGTGCCGACGGTCAGAGTAGGCGCAGTTGGTGCCGTCATGTCGCTGGAGCCGACGATGCCCATCACGAGGACGTGCAGCTCGTTGGCTCCGATCGGCTCGTCGGGCTTGATGATGATCGCGTTCTTGTCGTTCGCGGGGTCACGCTGCCAGTCGATGGGGTCGATGTGCTGACCCTGCAACGCTCCCGTAAGGCTGACGCCGCCAACGTTCTTCGTGACGTCGACTATGACCGTGCGGGTGTTGAATCCGTGGGTGATGGTGTACGGGCCAATGGTGCCGTTTCCGATGTTGGCTTCCAGGAACAGGATTCGGGCGTCGTTGCCGCCATTGGCGATGCCGGCCAGCTTCGTCTTCTCGGCGGCGGTGAATACCTTGTTGTTGGTGCCGTCGGTGAGGGTGTCCGCGGATTGTGTGCCGGTGTGGTTTCCCCGGTCACGGAGGAACGTGTCTGTGGCGTTGGCCGTCGCCCCGTTCGCGATGCCGCTGAGTTTGGTCCGTTCCGCGTCGGTCATCATCTTGACGCTGGCGGTCTCGGTGATGGTGCTGGCGGGCTGGGTACCGGTGTGCGTTGAGCGGTCTCGCAGGGCGGCGTCGGTCGAGTTGACCGTCGCAGTCGTGGTGATGGTGATCGTGTCTGCCGCGTCGTTGACGGTCACGTTGATGTTGCCGAGTCCGACGAGCGCCACGCCGATCGCGTCCCGGACCGCTTCAGCGTCCAATCCGCCGCCGCCCCCAGCAGCGTTGACGGTCAGCGTGTTTCCAGCATCGTCGTATGACAGGGAGACGTTGGTGCCTTGCGTCAGGAATCCCGCGACGATGTCCTGCACTGCTTCGGCGAGGTCGGAGATGCTCGCGGAGGTCTGTTGCCCGGTGTGGGTGGATCGGTCCCGCAGTTGAGCGTCGGTGGCGTTGGCGGTTGCACCCGTTGCGACGCCGGCCAGCTTCGTCTTCTCGGCCGAGCTGTACAGACGGTTCGTTCCCCCGTCGGTGAGGGTGTCCGCGGATTGTGTGCCGGTGTGGTTTCCCCGCGCGCGCAGGAAGGTGTCCGTGGCGTTCGCCGTCGCACCCGCGGCCACACCGCCGAGCTTGCTCTTCTCGGCAGTGGTGTAGTCCTCGGTGGACAGCGCCTTGCCCGCGACCTTGTCGACCTTGCCGTCGAGTTGGGCCTGCAGCCCGGTGACCTGGTCGACCGTGTGGGTGTGGACCGTGTTGGCCTTGCCCTCCAGGGCGGTGGTCATGCCGTCGAACTGGGCGGTGAGCGCGGCTAGGTCGGCGGCGTTGGCCTTCCCGTTCTGCAGCGCGGTGATCTGGGACTGCACATCGGCGGCGAACGTCGGGTCGTTGCCGATGGCGGCAGCAAGCTCGAGGAACGAATCCAATGCTGCCGGGGCGCCACCGATGAGGTTGGTGACGGCGGTGTTCACCGCGGACGCCAGTTCGGCGGCGGTCACGGCGTCGATCAGATCCTGCACCGCGGCGTAATTGACCGCGCGCACCAGCGCGAGGCCAACCCCAGTGATGCCCAGCGCCTCCACGACGGCTTCCTCGGTGACCTCGCCGCCAGCGGGAGGCGGGTCCGGAACGGTGGGCATCGTGATCGCGCCGTCGACGGGCACCAACGATCGCAACGTGACCGTGGTGCCGCCAGGCTGGGCGTTGAACCACCAGGAGCGCGGCCGGACCCACCGACCGGCGATCAGGACGCGCCCCGGGTGGCACTTCCACTGCAGCGGCCTGGTCAGGTTGAGCGCGTCGGCCGCGAGCAGCGCGACACCGGTCGCGCCGATGGTGCCGTCTGCGTTGACCCGGCACAGCACGCCGGCCTCGTTGACGCGGCCTTTCACCGTCGAGACGAGCCACACGTCACCCGGACCGTCGCCGGGGATCATGGTGCCCGCCGGGATATTGCAGATGAAGTCGAACTCCATGCCCGCCAAGGCGGTGACATCGACATCGCTACCGACATCGACTCCGTCGCCGATGATCTGGGCGACGGAGCTGGCGGTGACGATCATCGTGGGTACGGTCATTCGCCGACGCCCTCTGCGTCAGGCAGCCGCTCCCAACTCAGAAACGTGTTCTCGAAGCTGATCACCTTGATACGGGATCCAAAGTGGTCGACCAGGATTGGGGTGTCTGGCTGCGAGGGGAGATCGATCTGGATCCGACCTTGCAGGTGCGCCGGCGCGTCGGGATGCCGCCACACCGTGGCGACCAGCCCGAGGACGAACATGGCGTCCTGCATCTCCCGGAGGTCCGCGATCGAGTCGAGCGCCCACGTCGTGACGGTGACGCTGCCGCTCTCTTCAAGTGCTGGCATCGTTTTCCCCTCGTTCTAGAAGTCCGCTGCTGCGAACACTTGGAAGGCCGGTGGGCCGAACTGGTAGGTAGTGCCGAACGGGCCTGCGCCGATACCGCAGTCACCGCCCCATGCGGTGAACTTGTGGTCGGGTCCGAATATCGCCAGCGCCTCGATGTCGGTGACGTCGACCTTCGGATTGTTGTTCTGCAACAGCCTGAATCGACGGGCCGTGCCGTAGCCGATCTCCAAGTCGTACAGGGCGCCGTCGGTGTTCGAACTGAACGTCGACGCAGACCCGATGCGGGTGTATCCGGTGGTGAGCTGCACGCCGATCTCGCAGTGGCTGTCACCCCCGAACCACGCGATGATGTACTCGGTCATGGCCGCGTTGGCGCACGCGATCAGATACGCATTCGGGTGGTTGCCCGCGAATCCGTACTCGAAGGCGTTGATAACCATCGACACTCGCTGCTTGTTCGTTGCGAGTGGCGTGTTGTGTCGAACCTTGATGGTGCGATCGGAGAACCCGACGGCGTTCCAAATCGTGGTGCCGTTGTTCGCCTTGGTCAATCCCATCGTTCCGGACCCGGGCCCGTAGAACGTCGTGTAGCTCGGGTCGTTCTCGATGTTGGCGAGATCGCGGTCGAACGTGTCCTGCAGCGTGACGCCGCCCGAGACGATCTCGTTCACCCGGTTGGTGAGGATCGCGAGTCCGACCAAGCCTGTGTCAGCCGTCGACTGCGCGTTGATCGCACCCAGGCGGGTCAACCCAAGCAAGTTTGCGATCGTCAGCGCTGCGGTGCCCAGTACCGGGATGGGGCCCAGCATCTGGAGGAGCGCGTCGACGATCTCCTGAAACGCGTCGCGGATCTCTTGGATGATCGCGCCGGGGTTGCTCAGGTCAATTCCGGAGATCGCGTTACGGACACCGAGCATGAACGTGCCCAGGTCGGTGAGGTCACCGTCTTCCTCGCCGGTCACGGCCTCTACGAGGTCGGACACCAGGGGAACCTTCTTCAGCACCGACAGCGCATGCTCGACGTTGAAGAACACGTAGTCGTCGGGCAGCCCAAGGAGGCGCTTTATGATCGCCTCGAGAATGGCCAACGGCAGCGAGATCCCCACGCGCAGACCGTTGAACACCGTCTCGATGATCTGTCCGAGGTTGAGATTGTCGAGGACGAACAGTTCCTTGAGGATGGCTTCGGCGTTCGGCTGGTCGAACGTCGACAGCCGTTGGATGCCCTGGCCGCCCGTGACCCCAGTTACCTCCTGAACCGGTCCTGGGGTGATCCCGTCAGGCCCGTTCGGGATTACGCCCATTCAGCTATCCCTGCTTCTCGTACTGATCCGGTGGCGTGCGGTCCGCGATGTGCTTGGCCGTGGCGACGATGTCGGGGTACTGCTTTCGAATCACGTTGCGCAGAGCCGCTTCCCGATTCGGGTCGCCCTTGGCGGCTTCGATGTTGTCGGCGAGCTGCTTCAACGACGGCACCTCGGGGAATCCGCGCAGGATGTCGAGCAGCTCATCCATGTCAAGGACATCCTCGGACCGCTTCGATGCGTTCCCAGCCAGTGGCCCGTCGCCGTCGTCGACGAGCACCTTGGTCGCCAACTCGGGGTGCACTCGCACACCGAACTCGCGAACGAGCTCGGTCGCCCACTGCACCCGTTTGGCGGGGATACCGACGTTGATCCGTTGCGTGCTCCCCTCCTGGGGTGGCATCGACGCGAGCAGTTCGGCGAGAAGCTTGATCTGGTTGAGTTCTTCCAAGTCGGCCATTACACGGTGTCCTTTGCTGTCCACCCACTGGGCTGCGGTCCTGTGGATCCGAAGATGAGCGTGTTGCCGGGGTTGAAGATGAATCCGGTGTGGCAGTAGCCGTTTCCGTGCGGGATCTCGCCGTTCTGGTCGAACCAGGAACCCATCGGTGTGGTGGCGGGGCCGTCGAACACGTAGAGAGTGTCGGTGAGGTCGTTGTAGACGATGCGGTGGTAGTCGTTGTTCGCGACGACATTGGGGATCGGCGCGCCCAATTGCACGATGCTCGTCGGGCTGGTGATCCTTCCGAAGCGAATCACGTCCCCGACCGAATCCCATTGCACCGCCAGCCCGCTGGTGAACATGATGTCGGCGCACAATGCGACAGCGGCCTTGCCGTCGCTGTTGCCGGGGTTGACGAACGTGACGCCGATCTCGACGGAGTTGGTGGCCAACTGCTTGTAGTACTTGATCGCCGACGGCTGGTTGGCGAACAGGCCGACGTTGGCGCCGACGCCGTTGGCCAATGACGATGCGGAGTTGTCGTAGATGCGGGTGGCGCCGCGTACCGGTTCCCACCGGTCGCCGAGCCGTGTGCGCTGGAAGGTGTCGGTGAAGACACGCGCCTCGTCGCGGCGCTCGGCGGCAGGGGCGTCGTAGAACGTGGACTCGCGGCGGATGACGGTGCCGTACCGGATCTGCATCGGGCCGTCGTCGGTGTTGACGAACACCTCGAACTTCGCGCCGGCCGGAATGTCGGCGTGTTCCTCGGGTTGTGCGAGGAACCGGATGGCCTGGTCGGTGACCTCTGTCGCCTGGATGCTGACCAGCAGCGCGCCGCGGGTGTTGCGGAACTCGACGTAGGCCGTCGCGAAGTCGGGCCACGCGTTCTGGTGGTATTCGAGGGCCCGGTACTCGCGGCTCCACACGCTGCCCTTGGACAGGGTGATCACGTCGGGCTTAGCTAGACTCATCGAATCTCCTTGCCGTGCCGGTCAACTGACGATCCGGAACCCGATGTCGTGCAGCTTGTCCAACGCCTTTTTGAACATGCGAGCGGTGCGCTCGCCGGTGCTCATCGCGGCCTTGTTCTGGCCGATGGCCATCAGGAACTCATGGGCACCGGACTCGGTGCCGCGCAGCGTCATCTCCTTGATCTGATTGACGAACAAGAAGTGCACGCCGGCGTTTCGGCGCAGCGCGCCAGAGGTCGAGCCCGTTCGGTCTCCGATGGATCCGTGTAGGCCAGGGATGAACCATGTCTGGTTGCCGACCACCATCGTGTGCGCCGTCTCGGCGTCGGTGGCCTTGAAGCCGCCGCGCCATGCCGCCAGACCGGACAGCGACCACGCGTTGTGTTCCGCGCCGCCTTGGTAAATCTCGTGGAGGTGGACCCATCCGAGATTCGTTGCGCGGGTGAAGTTCTTCCACTCCAGCCACGCCAGGATCGTGCCGACCAGGAACGGCATGATGATGTCCGCGGCGATGTCTCCGAGGGAGTCGAACCCGCCCAGCAGGAAGTAGCCGATGAGGTTGCCGGTGGCCTGGATTATCAACTGCGCCACGGCATTTGCCGTGGGATTGTCACCGCCGACTATCACCGACGACGCTGTGGCCGGCGAGTGGGTGACCTTCGATCGCAAGTCCATCTGATGGCTGTCGCGCAGCGTGTGCGCTGGTGCCGACGCCAGCGACGCCATCCACGACGACTGCCAGTACTCATCGGGGTACAGCGACTCGTTGTCATCGAACATGACGAGCGTGTCCTGCACCATGCCGTCGGTCCACTGCAGGATGCTGCGGCCGAACCCGGCGAACACTGTGCCGCCGAAGAACGTGCCGTCAGCGAGCGTGAATCCGGATCGGTCGACCACCTCGAACACCAACGCGCCGTTGGCAATGTTGTTGTCCAGCAAGCCATCGACCTGCTCGCCTTCGTCGGTGAAGACTCGGCGGTAGATGATGGAGAGCTGGCCATCTTCGAGCGAATCTCCGATCACCGAATCGACGGTGTTCATCCGGCTCGCAATGACCGTCCACAGCGACGTGTCGCTCAGGAACGACTTCGCCTTGATGTGGACTTGCCACTTGTGCCATTCGGACGGCAACGCTTCGAACCACTGTTCTAGGTCGAACGGGTCGTCGGGCAGCGTCCACGCGTGCCCCTCCAAACGCCAAATTTGGAGGAAAATGAAAGTACTGATGCACCAGGCGCTCGGCCCGAAAAGGAAGAAATCCCTTGGCCATTGGAACAAAGGGATGGGTAGGGCAGGGTTCGGCGGGCCAAGCATGAACTGCAAAAATTGCAGGTCGTCGTTGAACGTCGCGGTGAGATAGTCGACACCGTCACGGGTTTCGACATCCCAGTGGTGCATCAGACCCGACCAGCGCCACCGCCCGCCGTACATGTCGACGCGGATGATGACGTTCTTGCACTCTTCGGGGTTGTTCGGGATCGTCGCGATGAACCGCGCGATGTGGTGCGAGGCACGGGTCTCGAACCACCCCGACGAGGACACGTTGTCCTTCTGCGGGAATTCGTATTTCGTGCACTCGCGGATGTTCAGACGGCCCTGATGGATCAGGCCAGGCTCACCCTCGGGGTCGTTCTTGTAGATGTAAATCTGTGGCTTGGCCTGTTTGATGGCCTTGCGCTCACGGCGCAACTCGGTGGTGACTTCGCGGGTCCGCTCCAGGGTGACCGCGAGGTTGCTCACGCGACCCGGGGTGTCCCAAACGGTTCGGCGTACCAGCGGTCCAGGTCGAGCTCGACCCGCGACCCGTCAGGGTTCGTCACATTCAGCATCCTCACCGTCGCCCATTCGTCCATGTATTCCTCGGTGGGCGGCGCGCCGCACCCCGGCTGGATCGGGTACTCGAAGTCGGTGCCGCCCATACGGTTTCCGACCGGGTTGTCGTTCTCGGCGCGGATCGTTTCCTCTTCCGGCGTGGTGAAGATGTCGATGTTCTCCCCCGCAGCGAGGGTGCCGACGCGAGGCACCCGCAGCGTCTTCCCTTCGTCCTGCACACCGCGACCGAATTCCTCCCAACCCCAAGAGAAGTCGGGGAACTGATAGGCGGCGCGGTCGCTGGCGTACCAGCGTGGCCAGATCATGATGCTGGCCGGGTTGTAGAACGGGATCTTGAAGTGGTGATCGCCGTTGCCGTCCCACTCGTAGACGAACTTCTCCGTCGCGCCCACGTAGTACGGCAGTTCGGCGGCCGTCGGCATCACGATGGAGCCATACGGGAACAGGTGCGGGTCGCCGCCCTCCCACTGCTGGGTGGCGAACGGTTCCGGTTCCTTCACCAGTCGCACGTTCAGGTGCCGCTCGCCATCGACCGACTCGTAGACGATGGTGTTCTCGTAATCCATCGACCACATCGCCCGCCAGCGCGAGTAGGTGATGTGCCACAGGTCCGGATCTGACTGCAGTGCCGGGGTGCCGTCGAGCGGGTTGACGATGTGGACGGTGAACACCGGGTCGCGGCGCTGCGGAGACCACGACTCGAACCGCTGGCCATGCATGCCCGGTCCCCAGTTGGTGCGGACCGGGGCCTCAAACAGCCCCTTGGAACCGGGAGCGAGGAACGGGCCCCAGTCGTCGCGGGAGCCGGGTCCAGCGATGATGCAACTGTCACCGTTGTAGCCGCGCACCGTGATCCGGTCGCCACGGCGCATCAGAGGATGCCGGAAAGGATCCCATCCCGCCATCAGCGGAACTCCGGCAGGTTGGCGAGCGCGGACTGCGCTTCGATGTTCTCTCGCATCTGCAACTCCTGCAGCATGTTTCGGGTATCGACACCCTGGATGTGGTAGGTGGCGCTGCGGCCACCGCTGAACGGAGGCATCGCGGTCTTGGGGACGTTCTGCTCGGGCCGCAGCGTGCGCCCGTACGCCTCGGGGGTGGTCATGAACGAACCGGGGACCGAACCGACCAGCGCACCGCTGATGACGTTCGCGACGCCCTGCACGACCTTGCCGCCCTGCTGGAACATGCCCTGGATGGAGATGCCACCCAGGCTCCCGCCGCCACCAGCGAGCGCACTCATGCCCATCGTTCCTCCCGCGGCGGCGGCAGCGACTGCGGTCTGCACCGCGCTACCGATCGCCGACGCTCCGGACTCGATCGCCTGATTGACCCACGGCAGGGTGTAGTCGGTCGGCCCAGGCGGGGCGACGCCGCCGGTCCCGTCTTCGGCCGGCGCGAACGTCGGCGACTGCTCAGGTGGCTGCACGGCCACGGGCGGCGGCGCGGGTGCCGGTGCGGGCGGGGCGGCCGGGGTCGGCGGGCGCACCGCAACGGGCGGCGTTGCGGGCGGCGCTGGTCGCGGCTTCTTCGTCTGCGCATCGGGCGGGCGCGGAGGCGGCGGCGTCGGGCGCGCCATCGCCAACCGCAGCGCGTCGCGTGCCGCGCCGCCGACAGCCATGTGTGGAATCTGGTCGGGGTCCAGGCGAAGGTCATTGACCGCGTTCATGAACGGCAGGCCGTACTTCTCCACCGCCGCGTTGCGGTGCACGAACTCATCGCCGTGCAGCACCGCCGGGATCGGAGTGTTCTTCGACCCTGGCGTGTGGCCCCCGTTGAGGTACCAGTTGTTCGCGTCGTGGAACGCCAGCGCAGCCGCGGGCGACCCGTGATAGCGATCTCGGATGTACTGGAAGCCCGCAGCGAGCTGCTTCATCGGATCAGTGCTGTATCCGCCCAGTTGGCCGTAGATGTCGTTCTCATGGCCGAGGAACTGCTGCAGTCCGAATGCCCCCGACGTTGGGTTGCGCGCCGTCGGATCCCAACTCGACTCCTTCTGGATGAGTCGGTCGAATGCGGCCCATTCGTCGGGCGGCAGACCGGATTCGATGTACGCCCGGTATGCCCGTCCCTTCAGTCCGTTGAGTCCTGCCGACGACGCTCCGATGCCCGGTGCCGGTGCTCCGCTGTCGCCGTAGAGCTGCTTCAGGAACGACGCGAACCCGGGCGAACCAGGGACAGGGGCGGATCCGCCTGCGGCGGCGGGGTCACCGCTGATCAGGCCTGTCGCGAATCGGGTATGCACGTGGTCGCGGTGGCCGGCCCAGTCGTCGCGGTAGTAGTCATCGATCGTCTGGTCGGGGCCCCGGTCGCCGGGGTCGCGGCCGACACGGCTCTGGGTGAGGGGGTTCTCGTAGATGATCTGCTCGACGCCCGGTGCGCTCTGCAGGGCGTTGGCGAACCGCTCCAGCGCTGCCGCGCCCTCGGGGCTGTCGGGCGCGAACCCCTTGGGACGCCAGTCGATGCCACGGTTCTGTCCGGACTTCTCTTGGTGGCCGCTGTAGGTGCTGGCCTCGACGCCGTATTGATCGGCGAGTTGGTACACCCAAGGTGGAAAGCCCTTGCCGCCGTAGCTGATGTTGGTGCCCGCATCCAGTCCGTAGGCATCTCCGGCGGTGAATCCCGCCGTCGCACCGGGCAGCGCGAACTGGCCAGCTCCGTTTGCCGTCGGGGTGAGGAACTGATCGAGCGGTATCTGCGTGCCGTCGGGCATCGTCACCATGCCGCCGGTCGCCGCGTCGCCCTGCGTCTGGGCGCCCATGCCCGCGAAGTGATTGAACGTCTTGGTGAACGCTGCGGTGTACGGGTTGTTCAGGATGCCGCCCAGCCCAACGGAATCCAGCACATTCGGCAGGACGGAGTTCATCAGTCCGCCGACGATGGTGCCGCCGACCCAGTCGTTCACCAGCCACTTGAGGGTTTGTTGTTGCCACATCTGCTGCTTGAGCGGATCGTCGCCCGCTTGGGCCAGTCCCCATAGCCCCGGCGTCATCCCCGTCTTTCCGGTTCCGGTGGTGCCCGTCTGTTGCAGGCCGGGGATGTTCACGCCGAACTGTCCGAGGATGTTGCTGCCGATGTTGGCGAGCGGATCGACCGCCTGCCCGGTGATGTTGTTGATCGCCCCGGGTTGTGTCGCGGTGAACGGGTTCGGCGCGACCGGATCCACTGGCCCGGGTGTCGCGCCGGTCAGATGCGGGGTGCCGCCGACGTAGTTCGGGTCGTTCGGGTCGGTCGGGCCACCCCAATCGAACTTCGGCAACAGCCCCCTGATCGCCTTGGGGTCAATTTGCTTGCGCCACAGGGCATTCATTACGTCGCGGCCATAGGTCTGGACGGTGTCGGCGTCGTGCACCCACTCCTGGCCATGCAGTTCGGCCAGGAAGCCCTGGTTGCGCGCGCCCGGTGTCGGGCCGCCCTTCTTGTACTTCTCGACCAGCGGTGAACCGTGCGGCAGCGTCAGTTCCCACGAGTTGTCGTACGGGTTCCTGGTCGCCTTGATGCCCGCGCGCTCTAAATCGTCTGCCCGCAAACCAATCTCGGAGTTCGGTGGGGTGACAACCTTGTACACGGTGTCGGGGCTGGCGTCCGGTCCCGTCGCCGTGACCTGGTAGTCGCCTCCGAGCACGCCTTGACCTTCGGAGTTCAGGCGGAACCGGCCGAACTGCGCTTGGTTGCGCTGCACCGTCGGTCCGCCGGTCGGCAGCTGCGCCGTCAGGTACGCCAGCGCGCCGCCGGCGAGCACCGACTGCTGACCAGTCTGCGACAAGCGCTGCGCGATCCCAGCGAGGTTGTAGGAGTTGATCGTTGCCTGTGCAGTCGTTTCGTCGCCGTTGGCCGCCGCGTAGGCACCCTTGCGGATTTCCTCGGTGTACCGGTCGACCGCGCCGGGGTCGCCGATGAGTGCCTGAAGCAGTGTGTCCTGGTTGATTGCGCCGCCGGTCAGGTTGCTGATCTCGGTGGCCGTGGTACCCAGCTTCTGGTTGGCTTGGAATTCGGGCAGCAGGTTGTTCTTGATCAGGACGTCGCGGACCTGCTTCTGTGCCTCCGGATCGTTGAGCAGGGCCTTGCCGTACACCTCGGGTGAAATACCCAAAGCCGTTGCAGCAGCGACGGCGTCACCCTGACTGATGCCCTTGATTCCAGCCCCTGGGCCTAATGGGTCGTAGTTCTGCGCGGCGGTGATCTGCGAGTCCAGTGACTGGGCGCTCAGCTTGCCGGTGACCCGGTCGAGGGTCTGCTCGAGCGCCAACTGTCGATCGTTGAGGTTGTCGGTCTTCTCCGATGCCTCATCGAACTTGTCACCCAACGCGAGCAGGCCGGGGATCGCGACGGAGGCGATCGTCGTCGCGAGGATCCCGAACGGTCCCCCGGCGAACGCCAGCGCGCCGACGCTCTTCGAGAAGCCAGCTAGCTTGCTCCCAGGCTTGCCAGCGTCATCGAAAGCCTTGTTGATGCGCGACATTTCGGCGTCAGCCTTCGCGCGGGTACCGGCGAAGTTGGTGCCGATGCCGATCACCCCGGTGTTCAAGGCGTTGATGCCGTTCTGGACGGCACCCATGATCGGGCTGACCGTCTTCCACGTCAGCCACGCCGCGACGGCCGCCGACACCAAACCGGGATGATCACCAAGCAGGTCAGCCATCGTCGTGAGCAGCGGCAGCAGCCCGCCGACGTAGAGCGTCGACCCTTCACCGAGTGCCTTGAACAACCCCGGAAGTTCCTGCAGTAGCGGCATGAACTCGCGCAGCGCGGAACGGCCTTGGTCGAAGTACTCCTTCAGCTTCGCTTGTCCCTCAGTGGAATTGAGGAAGGTCTGCATCCGACCGGTCGCATCCTGCAGCCACCGCAGGAACTCCTTGCCGCCGCCGACCGACTTGGTGATCGCGGTGAACGTCTTACCGACGTTGAGCAGGCTGTTGCCGAGACTGGTCGCCCCGTCGATGCCGTCGTTGATCCACTTGTCGAGCCGGCCGTCCTCGTCGGCTTGCACGACGAAGTCGCGCAGTCGGTCCAACGCGGCAGCAGCGCCGTCGGCCAAGCGCGGCAGCGCATCTGTTCCAGCCGCGGTCAGTGTGCCGATACCTTCGACCAGCGGACTGATCGCCTGCGTGAAGCGGGCCTGCGCATCCCCGGTGTTGCCCAGGATGCGATCGATCAGCCCAGTGCCGCGCTCCGACCCGACTGCCCCGAAGAGAGCGGTGATGTTCTTGTTCCAGCCAGCCGCGATGCCCGCGAGTCCCTGCTCGGCGACCGGGCGCACCGTGGTGAAGAACTTCTCGAACTCCTCGGCCTTGCCGTCCAGAAGCGGGTCGCTGATGTTGGCGCGGAACTTCTCGAACTCGGGTGTCAGACGCACCATCGTGTCCACGACGGCCTGTGCTTTCGGGCCCAGCTTGCCCATCGCCTCGGCGGCCTTGTCCTGCGCCGCCGTGCCTTGGTTCGCCGCCGTCGCCATCGCCAACTGCGCCTCGGCAGCGGCCTGCTGCGTGCGAGTCAGCCGTTCCTGAGCGTCGCGCACGGCATCAGTGCCCTGCACACCGGTGCGGTTGATCTCGTTGAGTCGCTCCGCGGTCGTCATGTTGCGGTTGCGGACTTCGATCAGCCGCTGGTCGGCCTCGGCCACGCGCAGGGTGGCGTCACGAACATCGCTGTAGTTGCCGCGCGCGAGGTCTTCGCGAGCCTTCTGCGCCTCCAGGATGGCGCGGGACTCGTCGATCATGCCGCCGCGCTGCTCGGTGCGAAGGTCGCGCAGTTCTTGCGCCGACTGGCGGGTCGCACGGGCGACGTCTTCGCGGGCACGTGCCTCGTCGACGACGGCGTTGCGGAGGTTGTTCGATGCCGTGGTAGCGGCTCTCGCCTGCGTGGCTTGGTCTTTGGCCGACGACGTCGCGGCGTCGGAGACTGCGTCGTAGGCGTCCTTGATGCCCGACAGGCCCAGCACCAGCGTCCCGACCGACGCTGCCGCGCCGGCGAATACACCGGGCAGCGCGAGTCCCGCCTGCGACACCTGCTGAATGCTGGCGGCCACTTCAGCCAATGCAGCGATCGTCGGCTGGAATGCGGCGGCGCCGAACGCACCCACGTTGACAAACCCCAGTTGCCGGGTGCTGAGCTTGTTCAACTGGTTGTCGAGAGAGGCGAGCTCCGCGCGGGCCTTGCCTGTGTCAGCGTCGACCTTGACGACCAAACCGTCGCTCTGCTGACGTGCACGGAACGCCGCCATGTCAGCCTGCGCCTGGCCCAACGCGACGTCGACACCGAGCTTCATGCCGTCGCGTTGCTGGAGCTGCCGGAACCGTTCGATGTCGGCCTTCGCCTGCCCGGTGTCCGCGTCGACACTGATCGTGAAGCGGGGATCCTTGACGGCGCGGAGCTTCGCCTGCAGATCGCGGAGGAATGACGTCGCGTCCGGAGTGATCCGAACGGAGGCGGTACCCGCGCTGTAATCAGGCACGCTTCACCTCCGTTCGGATCAATTCAGGTTGACGCCCAATGCCTTTGGGTTCGCACGGAAGATGTCGACCAGCAGGTTGTTCTCCTGCACGTCCTCGCGCTCACGCACCCACCGCTCGTACGCGGACTCTGGTGTCTTTGGCATTGGGATGCCGAGGTTCTTGGCCATGTGCCGGTGCAAGCGGGTGATGGCTTCCTCGACTTGATGTGTGTGCCGGATTTGCCTTGTCCAGCCCACCATCTCGGGCCTGCCGACCTCATGGTCGCCGGCCTCGATCTTCTTGAACAGATCCTCGAATTCCTTCAGAACCTCGGGATCTGCCTGCAGGGCAACGAAAGTCTCGGAGCCCTCTATTCGGGCAACGCGCTCGGCGTAGTTGACGAACTGGGACCAGGGGCGGATGCCTCGGAACCAGTCGAAGGCATCGACTCCGTGGAGGTGGACGGCGAAGTCTGAGTCGAGCTGGTCCCAGCAGTGTTCGACCCACCAGAAGACTCGCCGCCGGATTCCCCCGCACGCTCATCAATCACGGTGCCGCACACCTTGCATGCGCCGTCCTTCGGCAGCCGCCGAAACTGGTGGTTCACCGCGTCTATGAACGCTTGACGCTCCCAGCCCGGTCGGGTGGCGAAGTACTCGTTGATCCGCTGGTACATCTCGGGGCCACCGAAAAGCGCCTCGTTGAACTTCTGCTCGGCTTCCTCGGCGACTTGGCGGGCCATGTCGAGCTCGGCGTTGCGTTGCTGCGCCCATGTGATCCGCTGTTCGGGGTCTTCCGGTGCCTTACCTTGGGACCGCAGCAGTTGCAGCGCGCTGCCCTGAGCGAGCAGGTAGGCCGCCGAGTAGTGCTCGATGAGTTTGGTCTGAGACTCGGTCGGCGGCTGCAGGATGAGATCCTCGGTGATCTCGAATGGCTCGATCGCCAGCCCCGCGGCGCGAGCTTCCTGCAGAACACGTGCGAAAGCACCAGTGGGCTCCCCGCCCACCGTCACCGCGCGTACACGCGATGCGGCGGGCGGGGAGCCCTTGGTCGCCTTCTTCTTCGGCGAGGGTGCGGCCATATCAGGCGACGACCGTGACCAGCGTCGTGTCCGTCAGACCGTTCAGCTCGGCGGTGATCAGCGACGTGCCGACGGTGACCGCCTCGACACGACCACCGGAGCTGACCGTGGCCACAGCCGGAGTTCCCGAGGTCCACGTGACCTGGTTCGTCCGATCGTTGCCCGCCGAGTCGGTCACGTACAACTGCTGGAACTCGTCGGTGGACAGATCGATCATCGCGTCGGCCGGTTCGATGGAGATCGACGTGATGCCGACACCGAACCCGGCGTCGGCAGCCGCCTGCATCTTGACCCAGCCGGGGCCGAAGATGTCGATGATGAACGGGTCGCCTTCGTGCTCGTCGACGCCCTGGAAGTTCATCGTGTACGGGTAGCCGATCACGTCGGCGTCGGTGACCGCCTGCTCGGAAGTCTCCGCGATGTTCACCCGGTTGCCGAGCCACGCGATGTACGCGGGGTCGCCGTCGTAGTCCCAGCGACCCAGCAGTGCGACGCGGGACAGCTTGTTGAGCGGCAGCGACGGAACCCGCAGAGTGACACCGCCACTGGCGTCGGGAGTCACCCCCGACCAGTCCGCACCCCAGTAGTTCTCGAGGTTCACGCGATGCGTCTCGTAGGGCTCCAGACCGATGCCGATCCGGCGTTCCGTGGGGATCTGCAGCGTCGGGCCGCCCTCGCCGTGAGCCATCACGTCGTTGAGGGTCTGCGCGTTCGACAACGCGCCGCCCTTCTGCTTTCGGTGCAGGCCGATCACGAAGCCGTTGTCGGGGATTACCAGCGCACCCGTGGTCGGGTTGTGCAGGCGTTCGATCAGCGGCTCACCGATCGGCCACTGAATCGCGACCAGCTTTCGAGCTGCGAACTGGAGTGCCTTCCGCGTGGTCCACGGCGAAGCGGTTGGTGCCATGTGACTGTTCCTTTCAATCAATCATCGAGGCCCAGGACCTCGCGGGTGTCGGGCAAGCTATGCGGTAGATCAGCGTGGAGGTTCCACGTCGTCGACACGTAACGCTCATCCCTGATAAGTTCCGGAATCAATTGCGGCCCAACAACTTCCCCCGGAACTTTCAAGAAGGTTGTTGAGAGTCCTGATCGATGCGGCACAGACCGCCGCACGGTCCCACCGTCTTCCCCGTAGCCAGTGCTCAAGATGTCGGCCACGTAGGAGATCAGTTCGTTGGAGTCGTCGCGCGACTTCGTCAGCGCGGCGAGCTCGGTGATGCTGCGATCGACCAACGGCGCGGTGCTCTTGTCGAGGCTGCCGCCGCGCCGATGCACGAACAGGAACCCGTTACCGTCCCTGATCCACGTCTCGCGTTCCTCGGTCGGTGGGGTGAACGGCTCGACCTTCAGGCCGGTGATCTCCTGCGCGGCCTTGTTCTCATCGAACAGAAACAGGTCACGCATCAGGCGTTCAACGTCCCAGCGGAAGCCCTTCCACCATGACGGGAATCCCAGTGTCACGGAAGTGAATCCATGATCGCCAGTGACTTGACCCAATCGTCGGCCGGATCCTGCGGCATCCATGGAGTCGGAGGAACCTGTGAGTCGTCGTGGATGCCGATGCCGAATTCGTGGCTGGCGCCGTAGCCGCCGCGGGGGGTGCCGCGACCGGACACGACATCGATCACCAGGCGGTCGTTCTTCTCGCCGCCAATCACCGGAGGGTCGACCTCGACCGACTCGGCCAGGCGGTTCGATCGCCGCGCCACGATGCTCGAGTAGATGCCGCCTACGAGCGCGCCGGCCTCGCGTAGCACGTTGGCCATGTCGCCGCTGAGCAGCTTCTGCGACACCGCGGGGTTGTTACCGGTGGTGCGTCCATAGATGTTGCAGTCCATCGGTCACCCCCGTTCGATGTGGTAGCGCTTCACTCCGAAGTCGTTGCCGTCCAACGGGTTCAGTTGGTCGTTCTCCGGTGGCCCGTACACGATGAAGTCGCCTTCGGGGAGGCTGAACTTGTCGCCTTCTTTCACGTCCTCGTTGCGGTAGACGTACAGCAACCCGTCCTGGGTGTAGGAGTTACCGCCGGCGTCTGAGCGGACCCGAACGGGCGGGTTGAGTTTGCGAGCGACCCGCACCTTGGGACGGGTCGGAGTCTGTGGGTAGCCGGTCTCGCCGAAGTCGTTGACCGGTCGGCGCATCGGCACGTCGATGCCGTACTCCAGACTCAGCACGGCAGTCCGGAGGGGTGGATCCGGATGGACCCGAACTTCGGCTTGCGCTTCTTCGGCAACCGCACCCGGTTCAGCTCTTCCTCGGTGAACGTCACGCCGGAACCGCGTCCGCCGTCACGGTTCTGGCCGAACCCGATGGTGGTGCGGAAACCGTCCATCTCCGATGTCAGCGAGGTGCCACCCTTGGCCTTCGCCAAGTCGTAGAGCTGCAGCACCTTGTCGATGACCAGCGTGCGCACGCTGCGCACCCGGCGGCCGACCTTGGCTACTGCTGGATCTGTAGACATCGGGTCGGCGTTCACGTCGATGGTGGCCAGCGACGGAACGAGGTTCATCAGTTCGTTCTCCACGTCGAGGATGCGCCACTTGACCCACTCGACCCGGTCCGCGGGGAAGTCCCCCACGAACCGGGCCACCACGGCGTCGCTGGTGACGAACCGTCCGTCACCAGGCGACGTCTCCGTGGGCGTGGTCATTCCGTGCGGATCCCCTCCGCGTCAAGGGCGTCGATCACGTCCTCACGACTCGCATCCTCCGGAAGGGAGACCTGGGGGAAGTACGACGCATAGATCAGCCACTCCTCCAGCCCAGATCCCTTGCCGCCCTTCGGTGGCGGTTCAGGCAGGTTCTGCCCGCCGTCTCCACCGTCGGTCGATCCCTGGCCCGATCCGGCGCCATCGTCGGCAGGATCGCTGCCTCCAGCGGTACCGGGGTCGTCGGAGTCGTCGGAGTCGTCGTCGCGGTCGCCTTCCCAGAGCTTCGGGTTGGTGATCCGCTTGGCTGCCCACTCCGGAACATCGCTGTCTGGACCGAACGAGTGGGTGACGCCGTCGTCGTCGCGGACTGCCGTCCAGCCCGTCAGACGCCCCGCCATCAGGCCACGTCCAGCACGCTGACGAGACCGGCGTTGGTGAGCACCGGCATGCCGACCGCGTCCACGAAGGTGAACTCGCGGTACGGAGGTCCGACCTTCTCGACCACGCCGACGATGCCTGCGGCGTTGCCGAAGGTCATCTCGGCCAGACCGGAGCCGACGATCTCCAGCGCGGTTGCCGTGAGTCCGTACACCATCGTGCCGGCGTCGGACGGATTCTCCGGAAGGAGAACGACCTTGTCCGCTGGCAGCACGCGCTGATCGGCACCGTCGACGTTGAGCTGCGTGTCGTAGGTGACGACCGTCGGGAGATCCTCCGACTCGAGCAGGTCGTTCAGCTCGGCGACGGTGACGCTGGTACGGCCCTGAGTGGACCCGTACACCGCGTCGATGACCTCCTTGTTGCGACGCAAGATGCTGCGTCGAGCGCGCGACATCAACATCTGGGCGGCACGTGCGTTGCCGTTTGCGATGCGGACCTCCTGCTGCGCCTCCAGATCGGTCAGCGGCCTGGCGGTCGCCTGGTTGGCGTCCGTCCACGCCGCGCCTGCCGGTGCCGCCTTCTGGTTGGCGGGGATGCCGTAATCGGCCTCACCGGAGAACCCACCCTCGTTGATGGTGAGGATGCCGTCGTTGAGCACGTCGCCCCACGCCAACTCGACGCGGTTGTGCATGGTCCCCATGAGCCGATCCGCGTCGTTGTAGGCAGCGCGGGTCTGCGCGGCACGGTTGGTGCCACCCAGAAACGCGATCTGCTCTGCGATGCGCTCGTACTCACCCTTGTTCAGCGAGTCGCTGAACGGGATCAGCTCCACGAACTTGCCCGACCCGGCGTCACGCGCCGACACGTGGATCAGACCGTCGAACGACCGGTAGGCCGCGGTCCGGTTCGTCTGGACCATCTCGGCCCAGTCGATCCGGTTGGTTTCCCGCGTGATCGAGCCGAACATCTGCTCGAGCAGGTTTCCGGCCGGAATCGGCACGGTGCGGACGAACGTAGTAAGGGCGTCGGGAGTGACTGGCCCGTCGAAAACGATCATGGTTCAGTTCCTCTCAAACCCAGACAATCAGGGGCAGGTCGGCCTTGCCGGCGGCATCGACCGCACCGCCGTTGGGGAGCTTGGACTCCTTGACGACGCCGTGGACGAAGCGAGCGCCGCCCACCTTGGTACGGACGGTGCCGAACTCGTCGACGGCCTTGGCGAAGCTGAACAGCAGCCCCGCGCAGACCTCACGGCCATCGTTCGCCGTGTTGTCGTAAGGGCCGTACAGACCCGTGGCGGTCACCTTGCCAATACGCGTGCCCGACGGGATGAACCCGTTCGGGTAGTGCGTGGCCTTGGTGAACAGCGAAATGTCCAGCGTCACACTCGGAGTCATGTCGACACCGTGCTGGCCAATGAGCCAATCGCGGTTGTCGACCTGGTACGAGTGGGACCGGACGGAGATGTCACCCGACATCGTTCCTCCTTAGTCCTTGATGTAGCCGCGGCGACGTGCCTCGGCCAGTCCTTCGTCGCTCTCCTTCTTCTGAGAGGGAGGTCGACCGTTTCCTTGGCCCCACTGTCTGGGTTGATTGCCACCTGCTCCGGTGCCGCCGCCGAATGCGGTCTGCAGGCCTTCGAGGTGATCGATGAGTCCCTGGCGGTCGAACTTGCCGTCCTTCACGAACTTCATCGGGTCTATGCCAGCCATGACCCGCTGGCGGGCCTCGTCGTCCGGAATGAACCGGGTCGCGATCTCCTCGGCCAGCTCCGGTGCCCACACGCTGATGGCTTCCTGCGTGCCTTGGGTGCGCGCCTCCGTACGAGCGTCCTCGAGAGCCCGCTCGTCCGGTGGCAATCCGTCGCGACGCCGTTGGTCGGCTTCTTCCTTCAGGCGGATGGCCTCCTCCGGACTGATGCCGTTGTAGGCCTTGAGGCGGTCGTTCTTCTGCCGGTCGTAGTGCCGCCAGTACGCCGCTTGCTGCTCCGGAGTCATGTCCTTCACAGCGGTGTGTGCAGGAAAACCCCTGTCGCCGTCGGCGTTACCGCCGCCTTGGCCACCATCGCCACTGCCTTGGCCACCGTCGCCGCCGTCACCGGCACCGCCGTCACCACCACCTGCGCCGTCGCCGGAACCGTCACCAGCGCCGCCGTCGCCACCCTCACCGTTGCCGCCCATGACGGGCCAGATCGGCTTGCCGCGCTTGGTGAAACCGAGCGCCTGCATGCCGGGGATGATCGGGTGGAACGGAAGGTTGAGATCGTTCACTGCTACTCCCCTGTCGGGATTGGGAACCCATGACGGGTCAACCACCTGATCGGTGGAAGTTCAGGCGCGGGCGCGTCGGCGCTTCGCGCTGGTGCGCTTCGCGCGGCGCACGTATTCGCGTTGGTAGTCCTTGCGCGGCTTGCGTTCCCGCTGTGGCACCAGGACTGGGCCCAGTTCGCCGTGCTCGTCCAGTTGGTACCGAACACGCTTCAGTCCCGGGCCGGCGGTGCCGCCGGCGAGGTCGTACAGCGCGCCGAGGTCCGCAGCGTTCACGTCGTCGGCCGGATCGTGGTCCTCGGTGATCGCGGCCACGGTGCATTTGCACCGCGCGTGGATCGGTAGCAAGTCACCGACCTTGTACCGCTGGTCGGCCGCTGCGATGCAGAGACCGCAGACACCTGTTTCCGACAACTCGGGATGTATCACCCTGCGGTACCCGATGATCCGCGGACCGGGCGCGTCCAGATCGACGACCCGCTGAAGCACTTCGGCTTCGGCGAAACGCTGCGCGAGCATCACGTTGTCCTCGACCAGTTGGTCGATCCGATCGCGGGCCTGGGCGTCGGCTACCTCCCGGGTCGCGCCGGCCGCCTCGACGGCGCGCAGCGTGCGGGCGGGCCGGTTGAACATGCCTTGAGTGGTCATGTTCTCGGCGCGGATCCTCGTGTCGGCGCGAGTGTCGTAGCTGACCCGGACGCTATCCGGACGCTGCAGCACCAACGCCCCGTCGACCACGTCGGCGCCGGGAGCTCGCACGTCGACCGGGTTGGACGTCACCCCCGGCGCGGCGATGCCCATCGTCTGTAGGATCGCCGACTGCGCGGCGGCGGCCGTCCTGGCGGTAGTGGTCTGCGCGGTCACCATGTGCACTGCCGCCGAAACGGTGAAGTCCTCCACCGCGTTCCCGTCGTACGGGTCCGTGTCGGCCCACAATGCCCAGATCAGGGTCTTGGCGTACGCGGCGGCGACCTCGCGGGCGTTGATCACCGCAGTGGACAGGTCGAGCACCGTCGCGGCGACGGCGTCACGCGCTGCCACAGCCGTCTGAGCCGCCGCCACCGCCGCCAGCGCCTCCTCGAATGTGAAGGTGTCAGGCGACTGCGGCTGGGTCATTCACCGGCTCCGGACGCGCGCGCGGCGGCTGCTGAGGCTGCCCCGGTGTCGGCGCTTGGTTCTGCTGGTTCTGCTGCTGGCGGGCGGCGAGTGCAGAGGCGCGTGCATCGGCCATCAGCCGCTCCGCTTCCAACTCGGCCTCGTTCTCAGCGATGTCCTCGGGTGGCATCTCCCAGATGTCCCGCTGGATACGACGATTCGACAGAACACCCTTCGCCTGGGTGGTCGCCGATCCCTTCTCGGCGAGCGACTTGAATTCGATTGGACCCCACCGCAGCTTGATGTCGCCGCCGCGGGCCTTTTCCCCGGCCATCGCGAACGCGATACGCCACAGCAGCTTCAGCGACACAGTGTCCCGCGAGCGGCGGTCGCGCACCTTGGAAGTCAGCGCCTCACGGAGTATCTCCGCGCCGGCCGCCGAGCCTTGCGCGTCATCCGGCTGGATCAGGTACAGCGGGGTATGCGTGTTGGTCGCGAACTCCTTGCTGGCGTCGCGCTTCGCGCCGAGAATCCCCTGCACGTCGCCGGGGGCACCCTGCCAGACCTTCCAGTCCTTGGGGAGTTTCCAGACTTCACCCGGGCCAGCCTTGAGCACGTCCTTGAAATCTTCAATCCGGTCAGCGAGTTCACTGATCTGATCAACCGCATCCAGAGACGGGGGCGGCTGAAAGAGGTCTCGGTGCTCCGTCCTCTCGTCGTCGTACTCGTCCTCTTCGGGCTCGTCGCCCATCACCGCGGTCGGGCGCATCGCCTGGAACCGCATAAGGATCATCGATTGCAGCGTGATGTCGATCAGTCGGTCGAGCACGTCGATGTGACCCTCGTACTCGCCCATGCCCAGCGGATTGGAGAACCGAACCACCGGAATGCCGCCGAGATCCGTTATCCCAGTGATGAACTCAGTCGGCTCGTCGGGCACGTCATCCCACTTGCCGTCGTCGTCTTTTCCGATCGTCCACTTCTTGCCGGGGAGGAACATGTGCGCGATGTCGCGGCCGAGTTCCTCATCGAACTCCTTGATCAGCACGGCCTTCATGCGGACCGGGATCAGCGGATCATCGATCCCGACGCAGCGGCGCGGGTCGATGGCGTGGATCGAGGGCTTCTCACCGGATCCCTCCGGCGGCGCGACGACCAGACCGAACGACTCACCCATCGCCGACTTGAACACCTCGATGTCCTTGAACTGCGCGGCGAAGCCGGAGTTCTCCATGATCTCGTTCGCGATGTCGTCGCCGTTGGCGTCGTTGTCGAGTTTCGTTGAGATGCCGAGCAATTCCATGCGTGCGACAACTGCCGAGACGCACATCTCGGACGGGTTGCAGCGGGCCTTGCGCATGATGTCGCGGAACACGTCCTGGTACTCCGCGGAGACCTGCGGCAGCGGCGGATCACCGCAGTAGTAGCTCCACAGAGTGTCGAGCCACTCCTCGCGCGGCGCCGGGTCGCGTGGCCGTTCCTTCTTGTCCCGCCACTTCGGCTTGGTGCTTTCGCGGAACTTCTGCTCCAGCTTGTCGAACCACTCCTGTGGAGTCAGCACCGCGAAATCACCTCACTCTCACCACTCTTCCCCGCTTCTTCGGCAGGTACTTCAGGCATTCCATGCGGGCCTGCCACGACAGCACCGCCGCCATAGCCAAGTCGAACTTCCGATCCCTGTGCAGCTTCGTCAGCAGCCACAGCGGCTTACCGGTTTCGATGTCCACCCGGTTGAGCAGCTTCTTGCCAGCGTTGCCGACGTGCCGCACCAGATCGCCGTGCTTGGCCGGTACGCCCTTGGTGAAGTCGTGGTCGGCGATGCGGACCTTGCCGCCGTTGATCGCCGTCTCGTAGGCCAGCAGAGCCTTGATCATCCGGTCTTGCTTATTGGTCCAAAACTCTTGAATGACAGCCTGTTTGGTCAGCGCGCTGTCACCGGCAGCCGCTGACCAGTTGCCGACCGTCGTCTCCCAGTACGCCGGATCCGCGTAGAACAGCATCACCCGGTAGTTGCGCCGGATCCAGTTCCACTGAGCGTTGACCGCCTTCTCGTCGACCTCCCAGTTGTCGACGTTCAGCGGCTTCTCCCACAGCCCGATCGGCTGCTGCACGCCCGTGCGCACGTCAGTGAGCACGATGCCCGTCGAGTCCCGGAACCGAGCACCATCCATGCCCACCGTCACAAACGATCGGCGCGGGATGATCAACTCCGGATAGCAGAGATCCTTGAACTGACCGAGGTTGAACGCCTGAGCACCCTGCTGAGTCCACCGGTTGCACCACACTCGCTCGAGGTACGCGGTGTCCGCACCGGGGATGTCCCACTGCGACGCCAAATCCTCAAGGTCGGTGCGCGCCGCCAACTCTGGACCTGACGCCTCCCGGATCGCCTCAACCCGCTGCTCGAAATCCTCCATATCCCAGTCGTCCGAGGCCTGGCGGTGGAAATACCACATACGGGGACGCTTGATCTCGTTGCGGGACATCGCCTCGGCCTCGAAGTGATCGGTCTCCGCAACGGAATTCTGACCCGGTTGGCCAGCAGTCGTCGTCGACATCGACCACGGATCCTGCGCTACGCGCTTGCCGAGGTTGGCCTCCATCGTCGTGACCGCGTTGCGTTCCGACTCCAGATACAGGCGGTGCGTCTCATCGAAGCACTGGAACGTCGTGCGGCCACCGTCGTTGGAGTCCGGAGCGTTCGCCAGCGGGACAGCCTTACCGTCGGCCTTCCCGCGAGAGTCAAGCCGGATGATCCGGTCCAGCGACACGTCGAACAGGTCAGCATCGACGCATTCCTCACAGATCAGCTTCAGCGCGCCGTACGCGAGTTCCTCGACCTGCAGCTTGGCGTTGGCCAGCATCGGGATGTACGGATCGACCACCGGCCGGCCCTGCTTCAACCGGCCCCACCGGTCGAACCCGTCGAACCGCACCGGAGCCTCCGGATGCAACTCCGCGAACGCGATCAACGCCGCCAGCTCCGTCTTCGCCGCACCCTTGCGCACCGACATCGCGACGCGCTTCCACCGCCGTTTACCCGCACGCGGATGACCCTTCGGCCACACCTCATACGCCCGGTGGATGATGAAGCGCCGATCAGCGTCGAGTTTGAGCTTCTGCCCCTTCAGATCGCCAGGGCCGAAACAGGCACGCTCCTCGAGGAAGTCGCACACCTGATCGCCCAGAGTGGGAAAAAGCTCGTCCTCGATCGCCGGGACGATGAGATCCATCGAACGCGGCTACGAAGCCTTCCCGCCCTTGACGACCTGGAACGCCGCCCGCGGATCCGCAGCCTTCTTCGCCGCCCGCTTCCGCGGAGCCGCCTTCTTCGCCGCGCCGGCGGGTTGCTCGTCGTCCTCGCCGGGAAGCTCCCATTGCAACGAGCGCCGCGACATAGGCGTCAGCCCGAACTGCGCCTCCAGCAACCGCAGCTCAGCCGACAACGCCTTCATGTCCTTCGTATCGACGTAGTTGCCGTCCTTGTCCGGGGACCACAGTCGCTGCATGAGCAGAGCACCCCGATACAGCCCATCGAGATCCGCGTCAGCCCACTCGCCACGCATCGGCGACGACCACACCCGCTGCCACCAGTCCTTGACCCGCGAGTGCCACTCAGTGTCCTCGGGCAGTGGCGGAACAGCGGGCTTCGGTTGGGCTCTCAGCTTCGCCTTCGTCGACGTCGTATTGCGACGAGCGCGGACAGACGGATGCTTCGCGTTCGGACCTGGCGGCATGGCGGGCTCCTATGTCAGGAAAGGTTTTCCCCTGGCGGGAAAGTCAGTCGAGCCACCTAGCGGCGATCACCCGCTCAGACGGTCCAGCGCGGTCGGCAGCATCCCGCACCTCAGCTAGTGGGCTACAACCAATCCCAGCTCGGTCAGTAGCGATGTCGCGATGCCGTGGACCGAGTAGGCGAGCGCTTCTTCGTTGTCGATGGTTCGCTCACCGTCGCTCCACGCGTCTAGGTGCAGACGATTCACGTCGCGGGTCTTCTGCACGTAGACCAGCGCTGCATGCACGGCTTCGTGCACGACCGCCGCGACCGTGAGGAACTCGCGCGAGAAGCGCGCGATGCCGAGATAAGTGGCGTGGGTGGTCCCCGCGGCCTGGAAACACGCGCCGCACTCGCTTATCGCGACCGGATCCGACGACGGCCTGTGCCGCATCGACGCACGACGCATCTCCTCGGTGGTGTCGTAAACCACGACGTTCATCCAGCAGCGCGGCGCGGAGTGCACCGTCAGCACGAACCGCCGGGTGGTCACTGATCAGGGTCGGGCGCGGACAGATCCTCGGCCTCGGCGTCACGTTCGGCGGCGCGGGCTGCACGGCGCTCCTCGAGGAACTGGGCGACGAGCACGGCGGACGCGCGAGTGTCACCGCCGTTGTACGGCTTCGTGAGCCGACGCTGGTTCTCGAGCCAGTCGGTGTATGCGAGCAGCAGCGTCGCGGCCGGCGGCGCCATCGCCTCGATCGCACGTTGCAGGACTTCGGTGAAGTCGGCGATGTTCGCGACTACGTCGACCACAACCTCGCCCACGGGTGCAGATGCCATGTCGGACTCCTCATCTCGACGGGATCTGAAATCCCCCGAACCCGTACGGAGCTTTTTTCACAGGGTGTTGCGGCAGGGCAGCCATACCCCCGGGGGGCTCCCCACCCCTCCCCTTTGACTAAACCTGCAGGTCAGAGCGTTGGAGGGTGAACGAGGTCCGGCGCGGTGCTTTTCAAGGCACCGCGCCGGATGTCACCACCTCACCAACCACCACAGAAGGAGGGCACCGATGACGAGCACGAACGCTACCGGAGACGAAGGGTCAGTCCCGTCAGCGAGAGTCGTTGGTGTGTCCGCTGAGTCAGCGTCTGCGCTGGCGGTCTGCGGTGCGGGCCTTGTGCTCGTTGCAGGCGTCGCATGCGGCGCGTAGGTTGCGCCGCACTGTGGCCAAGTCGGGTCGCCGTGCTGCTGGTGTTGTCTTGTCGACGGTGGTTGCTTCGCCTGTGCATATGCCGGGATACATGATCTGGCACTGGTATTCGTCGCGTTCGAGGATGTCGGCTCGGAGCTGTTGCCATTCCCATGTGGTGGTGGCTTGGCTTGATGCGGTGCGTGGGCCGTGCCATGCGACGGTGTGGTCGGGGCAGTGTTTCTGTCCGCCTTGGATGAGGTTGGGGCATTCGTAGTTGTCGCCTGGGCAGCGGCGGGGTGCGCGGGGCATCCATCCCCCAATTCTGTCTAGTCCACACTTGACATGTTTGTCTAGAGTGGGCTAGACTGATAGCATGCCCAAGCGGACAGAGATCATCAAGAAGATCACCAAGGCAGCCACTGCCAACGGTATGACCTTCGCGTTTGACCGTCGTGGTGGCAACCACGACATCTACAAGCTCGACGGCATGCCGATCCCGGTTGGCCGCCACCGTGACTTCGATCCCTCGTACGCGGTCATGGTCTACAAGGAGTGCGAGCCCAAGCTCGGGAAGGGGTGGTGGAAGTGATCACCTATACCGCTGTCGCTAGTCGCGGCGAACGTTGGTGGGTTGTGCGGGTGCTCGGCCTAGGCAATGACCCGGATGAGGGGTTGCCCACGCAGGCAAGGACTTTGGCCGAGGTGGAGCCGATGGCCCGTGACCTGGTGGCGCTATGGCTGGAAGCTGCGCCGGATTCGTTCGACATCACGGTTCAGGTCGAGTTGCCTGATTCGGTGAACGATCATCTGCGGCGGGCGAAGAAGTACGCCGACGAGGCCGCGCACGCGCAAGCCGAGGCCGCTTCTGAGCGTCGGCTCGCGGCGCGGGACCTGAAGGAGGCGGGACTCACGGTGCGAGACGTTGGCTTCGCGTTGGGGGTTTCGCACCAGCGTGCACAGCAGCTACTCGCGGGCTGAATCGCACGTTTGCCCAGATGTGGGCATAGCTCTGCTGGGCACAATGTACCGCATGCGTTGCGTGTGGCGTTTAGCCTGCGCGTTTGCGGCGGCGTGTCAGGTAGCCGAGGACTTCGCCGACGTTGTAACGGGGGCTGCCGTCGGGGGCGGTTTCGCTGCTGATTCGTCCACGGTAGTGCCAGTCTCTGACATCTCGGGCTGTGAAGGTGGTGAGGTGCGCGAGGTGCACGACGATGTCGGCTGCGGACATCCACGCGTCGATCTCGACGGGCTGCGGGGTGGGTACGGGCCAGTGCACGCCGTGGTCGTGCCAGAACCGGTCCACGTTCTGTAGGTCGGCGGCGGGGTCGTCGCTCCAGGATTGGGCGATGCGGTGCAGTGCGCTGCGGTATGAGTCCGCGACCAATCGGGTTTCGCCTTCCCGGGTGCCGTCCCAGCGGGCGCAGAGGCAGACGGTGTCGCCGCACAGCTTCACGCTCGTCTCCTGCCACGCTGCCTCCGACGCATAGTGGCCGGCGCGGGTTGGCCAGCGCCGCGATGTCGGGGTGTGGCCGGCTGGCGACGGTTGGGCCCGTGATCGGATCGCTCGAGCTGGGCAGTGAGCGCGGTGAAGTCGTAGCCCGGTCGGTCGGGCAGCGGGTATGCGGGCGCGGTGAGTTCTCGCCAGTGGTTCCGCACGGCAACCTCGATCGGCGAGAGGAACCGGAAGTATGGCCTCGGAAACTGTCGCTCGGTGGGGATGCGGAGAAGCTCGTAGTGCCACAGTTTGGGGCCGAGATCGACGGTGACCGGCGGGGTGCAGTGCTCGCGCCACCATGGATGGTTCTCGACTCCTGGGACTGTGACATGGTTGTGTCCGAACCACGCTGAAAAGTCCAGGTTGAGTGTCGGATCCGGCCAAGACTGTATCGCTTCGAGCCACCTGATTTCGCGGCGCCGCCACTCTTGCGCGAAGCGTGCGAACACTTCGGCGCACTCGTCCATCACAACGCCGAACTCGATCATCCGCCGCGTGGTGCTTCGATACGACTGATGATTTCTACCTTCGGGGACTGTTGGTGGTACTCCGATTTCGGATCCCGGGCAGAGGATTTCGGTGTCGTCGTCGGTGTAGCTGTAGTCGTGGTCGTACTGGCCGCGGGCGTACATGCGGGCGATGCGTTCGGTGACGGGTAGGCCGTGCCAGTGGCGTCCGCAGCGGGTGCAGCGGTCGTAGTCGCCTTGGAGGTAGGCGATTTCGAACTCGCCGACGGTGCCGAGGTAGTTTCCGTCGTCGTCGGAGTTTGCGTTTTCGCCGTGCACAGGGCAGGACCACATTGATGCTTCGGTCATGGCGCATGTGCAGTCGTCGTCGGAGGTGCACGATGGGCTGTCGCAGTGGTCGCCGTTGAGGCAGATCGGGCAGACGCACGGGCACTGGAGGCCAGCGACCGCGTGGTCGATTCGGTCGATGATGTCGGGCATCAGTCGCAATCTCCTGCATGGATGAGATGGCAGTCGGTGCAGTGTCGTTCGGTTCGGCTGGGTGGGTCGAACATGGTGGCTTGGCCGCGTTCGACGTTGCCGCATTCAACGTGTCGGTGGCCTTCACCGGGGACGGCTTCGATGTCGTCGCCGACGTGGATTCGGCCGCCGCAGGACCCGACACAAGGTCCGGGGTACCGGGCCTTCATGGCAGCCTCGCGATGATGAATACGCTGTCGCACTCGACGATGCCAGCGCGGGATGGGTGGGGGTCGTGGACGGGTTCGCCTGTCTCGTTGTCGCCGACGATGGCGTGAGGGAACGGTCCACGTGGGGATGGTCCGGACAGGATGATGAGCGGGTAGGCGGACTGTTCGATGCGGTTAGCTGCGGGTGCTGCAGTGCCGGTGTCGAAGTAGTAGAACGTGAGGCCGCGCTCGGCGAGCCATTCGCGGGTGAGTGTGGCCCATAGTGGTTGGCCGTCGTCGTCGCGGACGTCGTTCCCGTCGGGTCCGGTGCCGAGTTTGACGAAGTGCGGCACCTCGTCGCGAGGCAGGCCCATAATGGTGGCGACGCAGGCGCGGAAGCAGTCGCCGACCACGCCGCCGGGGGCGTCGTGCATGAACTCCTGGTCTACGAGAACGGCGCTCATAGCATTGCCCGCAATCCGGCGATGATCAGGTTGATGCCGATGCGTAGTGCTTCGCCGCGCTTGAGCAGGATCGTTTTCTCTTCGCCGCCGCCGGTTAGTCGGCTAGCGAAGAGGATTCGGTCGTCGCCGCTGTGGTGCTCGACGTCGACGTCGTCGCCGCTGAGGCATTCGACGGTTGCGCGGATGCGGGATCTCATCGCTTGCCCTTGCCTTTCTTCCGGTCGGGTGTGGTTTGGCGTTTGTCGGGTGGCTGGTGACCGTCGCCGGCGTTGAGGATGATGTCGATGCCGTCGAGGACGAATTGTCCGGAACCTGGTTCGTCTAGGCGTGGGTCGTTGCGGATGGCGTTGGCTCCGCGTTGGAGGGTGTCGAGTCGCCAATATGCTTCTGCGAGTAGCCATCTGAGCATTTCTATCTCCTTGTCTCCTGCGATCTGGGTTTTCAGCCAGTCGTATTCGCGTTCGGTCCATTGGGTGCCGCAGGTTGTGCAGTCGACCCAGTCGCTTCCGTCGTTTCGTCCCAATGTCAGTGCGCCGCAGTAGTATCCGTGTTTGTCGACGGCTGGGCAGGGCATTGTGTAGTGCAGTCGGAGGCGGGTGTGGCCGAGGTGGGCGCGGGCTTGGTGGTGGATGTCGCGGATCTGTTGTGCGATGTCGAGTCCGGTGTAGACGGCGGATCCGCGGGCTTGTCCCCAGCGGTGGTCTGTTGACCAGCCGTTGCAGTCGTCGCATGCTCCTGCCTTGCGGAGCGCGTCGGTGAGTTCGTCTTTGGCTTTGTCGCGGTCGTGTGGGGGTGCGATCGATAGCCATGCTTCGGCCGAGGTGATCAGGGTGTCGTGTTGGGCGCAGCGTTGTGGTCTCTCCCATACGAAGTGTGATTCGGCTGGAGCTTCGGCGAGGACGTCGATGTTGGGTTCGATGAGGCGGCTGTTCGCGATGAGCGCAGAGATGGGGGCAGGGCGGCTGTCGTCGTGGGTGCGCAGGGCTACGGTGCCGACGCTGGCGGGGCGCTTGCCGGGTGTGATGCCCAGCTTCTCGGCGACCTCGGGTTTGATGTCGATGTCGGGCAGTCGCACGCGTCCAGTGGGTTGCTCAGTTTTCAGTTGGTCGGATACGACGGCGGCTGCGCGGTCGGCGATTTCGCAGATGGCCGACATGATGGCTTCAGCGCCAGCGTTGATCGGGATCGCAGGCGTGGGTGTGGATTTCACGAACTCTGTTGTGTCGCTCCTGCGCTCGCCGAGGCTCTCGGCGAGCATTCGGTAGTCGCTCGGGAGTTGTCGCGCGCAGTCGGCGATGTGTTTGGTGCAGGCGTCGCAGAGAGCGTGGGCTTCGATAGTGCGGGCGCCGTGGCGTTTCCCATCGATCTTCTCGGCTTGGCGGCAGGCTGGACCTGCGAGGCAACGGTGGAGCTCGGTGCTCAAAATCGGATCACTTTCTGCAGGATGTCGGATGCCTGCTTCAGCGGCATATGGCATGTGGCGCAAAACATTCGGACCTCGGCGTTGAACATGGTGGCCATCAGCGGCGGTTGGCTGTTGAGCAGCTCGACGGCGAGGCCGATGAAGAAGTCGAGGTGTTCCTGGCAGACGTTGCCTTCCATGTTTCCGCGTGCGTTGGCTTCCTCGCCTTTGCAGTCACCGACCTTGTGGAATTCGATGAACGCGACGGCTGGCTCGTCGCACTTATCGTCTTTGGCCTTGCTGTAGACGTGGCAGGTCGGAGCGAAGTCGAGGTCTTCGATGCTCTGGTCGTTGACCTTTGGCGTGGTGATGGTGGCGGCGGTCATCAGTTCCTCCTCGGGTCGAAGTCGGGGTTCCAGTTCGTGGTGGCTTGCTCGATGAGCCGTTCGTATTCGGCGAGGTACTGCGGGTCGATGCAGGGCGATCCCAGTCCGGATCGATCGCGGAGTTCGGTGTCGAAGATCAACGTGGCGAGGCTGCCGCCGGGTGGTGTCCAGAGCTCGTCGGGCCAGTCGTCGGAGTGGCCGTCGGGCAGCGGCTCGTCGTGCAGCGGGCGTTGGGCGTCGAGCACCTCGAGGACGCGTTCGGCGGCGTAGATCGTGATGTCGCATGCGGCGCGGATCCAGTCACGCATCGAAGTACTCCGCTTCGTCGGCAGCGCCGGCGATGAGCGCGATCACTGCGCGGTGCATCAGCGGGGCGATGTGGCGGTCGAAGGTGCCGTCGTCGGGCAGGCCGAGGATCCCGAGGATGGTGGCCCAGGCGGCGCCTGCTGCCTCGATGCGTGCGACGAGGTCGGCGTGCAGATCGGATGTCCACGTGATGGTTACCGGTTCGGGGATCGCCCAGAGGGCGCCGGGGCCAGCAGCCAGCGCTTCGTCCCAGTCGACGTCGTCAGCGATGGGCGGGGCGAAAACGCCGAGCCCGTACGGGTGTGGGGCGGCGTCGGACTCAGGCCGCGATTCCGACCCGCTCATCGCGGCGCTCCCGCCTCAGCGGACGCTTCTCGGTGGGAGAACCGCCAAACTCCATTGACACGGGTCCAGACTTGGCCGCACTGCTCGCAGGTCCACCACTGACGGCGTGCGGGTGCGTTCACCGGCACCTCGCAGATGTGCATTACCGGCCTCCCTTGCCGAGTGCGGCCCGTACAAGCGCCATGCCGCGCTGGTAGGTGGGGCGGCGGTCGATGTGGTCGCAGATGATGGCTCCGCGGTAGCCGTCGGTGTCGCACAGCGAGCAGTTGGCGATGCGGATCCCGTTGCGGTGTGTCTCTGCGCGGGCGGTGGTGTTCTGTCGGTGCGCGCGGGCCGCGGCGGACTGCGTTGGCGTGAGAGGTGCGTGCACGTCGCGGGTCTCGGCGAGGCGCTGGCGTTGGAGCCTGGCGCGTTCCACCGCGGCAGCGTTCTCGCGGGCTTGGCGGCGGGAGTCGAGGTCGACGATGGGTTCGGTGTCGTCGGCGCCGTACCGGTCAGGCATGGTCGATCGCCTTGCGGTCGGCGAGCGATGCGACGAGGTCGCGGATCTTGGGTCGATCGAGTGCTGGGGCAGATTCCCGGGCGCGGCGCAACGCGGCCAGCTCGGCGGCATCGGTGCCCTTCGACTCGCACAGCGCCTCGTACTCAGGTGTAGGCCCGGTTTCGCTGTCGCGGGCCTGTCGGATTCCGCGGGCGAACGCGATGATCTCGGCCGGCTCGGGTGCGTCGGCGTGTGTCGCGGCGCGCTTCTTGACGGCGGCGAGCAGGTCCGGAAGGGCGAGTCTGTGAGCGTTGAACAGTTCGGCCCACGTTGCTGCGGTGGCGCGTGCGACGTCCTTGTCGTCGAGTCGGGGGCCGGTGCGGCGATGGCATGCGGTGACGACGGTCATCACTTCAAGGGCGTCGGCAACGGTTATCACGGGAGTTCCTTTCTGGCGGTGGCGGTTTCAGCGAGTTCGAGGGCGCGTTCTTCGGCGGCGAATTCGGCCCACGCTCGGGTTTTGTCGATGGCTGTTCCGCGGGTACCGGCGGCGTGATCGCGGATTACGTCGGCGCACAGATGCGGGAGCAGGCCGGGGCCAGCGCCCGGAGTGGTCACCCATCGGCGAAGCGTCTCGGCGACTATTTCGGACGGTATGCCGTCGCGGACGATGAGCTGAGACGCCGCGAGTCGAAGCGAGGTCTTCACTGCCGCTGGGATGTTGCTCGGGATCAGCGTCGCGACGAGCCGAGAGGCAGACGGTTCGACGGGGTTTGATCGTCCGCGCTCTTGCCCTCGCTCGTCAGACGACTCACGTAACGGTGCGTGAGTACTGGACCCCTGTATTAAGTCTCTGTCTCTAGTCTCAGACTCAGACTGTCCGGACGTCCGACGGACGTCCTCCGGACGTTTCTCCGTTTCCGCTGGTTGAGACCTTTCATCGGCGATTACTATCGGATTGCTAAACGGCTCTTGTGCGGTTGCAGTTGGATAGTGATCCGGTAGTACTTCGGTAGTACCTTGATTGCGATTTGCCTTCTTGGCCGCGCGGGCGATCCGTTTCCGCTCAGCTTCGGCCTCGCGATAAGCCGTCACTTCGGCTCGAGAGCGCTGCCATTTGTCCCACTTTGTGAACTGGATACCGCCCGCGGGTGCCTCGATCCAGAGCGGGTCGGGTTCGCCACCCTGGCCCAGCGTGTTCATGAGCGCGCGCCGGATTGCTGGCCCGCAGCCCAGATCCTTCAACGTCTCAGCGTCCACGTAGCCGTCGGACAGTCGGGTTGCGGAGTAGTTCCCGGCCAGCGCCCACACTCCGATCGCAGCAGCGCGGATCCGCCGCGGAATCGACCGCACCTCGGGTCCGTCATAGAAGCCCAGCGGAATCGTGAAACCAGGCATCATCCGCTCAGTCATCAGGCCTGCATCCCCCTGTCGACATAGCCGTCGTGGCAGTCGTTGCATCGCGGGCGGCCCGCGCTGTGGGGCTTGGCTTGGCAGTCGACGCAGATCCCTTGGAGGTAGGCGTCTGCGCGGCTGATTTTCTCGACACGGTTGGCCGCGTCGCGGTCAGCGATCTTGCGCCTCATCAGGTCTCGGGACTCTTGGCTCATGTAGCCGATGGGCACGGCGCCGAGCCTGATCGCCATTGCGCGGACGTTGTCGGTCACGTCGTAGTGGGACAGCACGGTGCCAGGTTTCTGTGCCCACGATCGCTTCAGGCCGAGCTTCTCGGCGAACGCGTGGAGCTCCTCGTCGGAGTCGGCTTGCAGGTGCGACCATCTGGCGGTGATGCGGCCCACCTTCGCCTGCATCCGCATGTCGTCGACGTAGACGGTCATCGGCAGACCTTCGGTCGCCACGGGTCGTACAGAGGTTCCGTGCGTCGTGCGACCGTCCAGGCCGCGGACTCCTGGTCAATGTGGAGCAGCCACCACGGGTCGCTGATGACTTGCAGGGGAAGGCTCGTGAGTGCCCAGACCACGATGCCGATGTCCTGGACGCGCACAGCGCGGCAGGTTTCGGCCCAGAGCGGCGTCGCGGGGCAGGCCCACCACGATTCGTCGTGGTACTCGTTGCCGCACGCGGCGCATTGCTGTCGTTCCTCGATCGCGTTGTCAGGCATCGGCGCGGACCTCCGTGAGTTCTTCGCCCATGAACGGGATCGGGCGGGTATCGGCACGCACGTACAGCGGATGTCGCGGCCCCCACTCGGTTTTCGTCCAACCGAGGGTGGCTAGTTGGCCGCCGTGGTCATAGCAGCGGTAGAGGATGTTCGCGACGGCCACCGCGCGGTCCTGGCGAGCCTTGCCGCCCCAAGCGAGGATGATCAGTCGAATGTCTTCGGCGACGCGATTTAGGTGTTCGTCGTTCTCCGCGCCGACCGGGTCAGGGTGTGACCACAGCGCTCTCGGATCGGTTGAGCGGAGTCCGTAAGCGTTGACCGCGACGAGCCCGCCATAGCCCCAGTCCCAGGCGAAGTCCATGCAGCGCACGATGGTTGGGTCGTCGTCGTCTGCGTCGGCCGTGGATGGATTGAGCATGGCGAAGGCGCAGAGCGGTCGATCGTCCCAGCGCCGGCCGAGTTGCCATCGATAGGTGCCGTCAGCGGAGAGGATCGCGCTGCGGTGCACCGGCCCGTCGCGCCACCGCCGCTTGGACCGAGGTGCCTCAATGTCGAACTGGAATTGCTCACCCATTGGCCATCACCGCCTCCGGGTACTCGTCCCAGGTGCGGCCGTCGACCTCACGTCCGGCCGCCTTCTTCCCGAAGCGCCAGACGCCGGTCCAGTCCCCGCCGTCGCTGATCGCGGTGTCTTCGTCGGCTACGCGCCCATCAGCGACATTGACCCAGGCGTGCGGTTCGCGGTAGTCGTGGCCATCGAGGTGCCCTCGCCACTCGCCCCACTGCTTGAACAGGAACGCGACACCAGCGTCCTCGCACTGGTCGCGGAGGCCGCGAACCCAGTCGGGGTGCATCGGTCGGGCGCCGTGGCCTGATTCGCCGCCGACGATCACCCAGTCGAGTTGGCTGCCCCAGAATGGCGACTCAGCTTCGATGGGATCCGTATGGAGGTCTATCGGGCCGAGTAGTGGTTCAGCGCTGACGAATCGGACGGCGGCAGGGGTCTCAAGTAGCGCCGGGACGCGGATGTCGGCCCACTTCTGATTCTCCGTGCTGACGCCCAGCCAGACGTTCGGGAGCGGCCATACGGACGGTCCCCACACGTTGAAACCGTCTGTCGTTGTTCGGTCGAAGGTCACTGGCCAGTAGCGTCCGGGCGGCGTCGCGGCTGCCATCATGTCCGTGATCTCTTCGGCGACCTGGTCTCGGAAGTCTCCGCTGAGCAATGCCCGCATGCGCCCGTGACGCTTCGTTAGCAACTGGAATGTGTGATCCGGGCAGACGGCCATCACGGCGAACACGCGCGCGATGTATTCGTCGGGCACGCTGTCGTGAAACAGGTCGGACATGCTGTTGACGAAGATGCGCCGCGGTCTCTTCCAGCGGAGCGGTTGGTCGAGCTTCTCGGGTCGGAGCTGGACGTCGAATCCATTCTCGAAGTAGTGGCCGGGTGTGCCGCGCCAGCGTTCGGCGAATGTATTGGCGTAGCAGTGATCACAGCCGGGTGAGACTTCGGTGCATCCGGTGACGGGATTCCAGGTTGCGTCGCACCATTCGATGCCGGTGTTGTCGGCCACGGTGTTCTCCTTGATGTGGTGGTGACCCGCACCGCCGCCTATCGCGAGGACCGGCGGCGGTGCGGGCGTCAGGGGTTACTGCGCGTACACCGGCTTGTTGACGATTTCGGTGACGGTGCGGGTGATCTCGTCCCATGCCTCGCGGAGGATCTGCCGTGTGGGCTTGAGCTTGATGGTCAGCGCGAGGTTGCCGCTGTCGACCTTGAGCCGGAAGTACGCCTGGATGTCGTACGTCGTCGGGTGGCCTTCCCACGGTCGCAGGCGCAGCGTGACGAACTGCGGCACCTCGAGGGTGTTGGTGGCTTTGCCTGCGGTGGTGCTGATCTCGGTGTTGAACACCACGGTCTGGGCGCCGTTGGCACGGTTGATGCTCGACTGGAACTCACCCTTGGTGCTGGCGCGTACGGAGTCGATGACCTCGAGCAGCTCGGCTTGGTCGGGATCGATCACGGTGTGCAGGAGTTCTTCGACCTGATCGCCGAAGTCGACCTGCCGGAAGTACTTCCCCGACATCGCGTGCCATGCAGCCCAGTCCGGATCCTGCTTGAGCTGCAGGGCGAGGGTGTCGTCACGCCACCCGCCGATCATGGAGTTCACGTCGTGGTCGTTGTAGATCGCGGTCAGCTTGCCTGTGGCGGCCGTGCCCCACAGTGTGCCGTGTTCGTCCAGTGGCCGGCGGTGCAGTTCGGCGAGGAACGAGTCGAGTTCGGCGACGTTGCGGGTGCCTTTGGAGCGTCGCGGGAATGGCTGGTGGGCCTCCTCGTCCAAGGTGTGCACCTGGAGGCCGTGATCCACGTCGAGGGCGATGACGTGCCGTAGGTGCGGTGTGTGCGGGCTGGGGATTACCTCGTAGGCGAGGTTGACCGCGTTGTCGGCGACGTTCGCCAGGGCGTCTTTGATGTCCATGTGTGAGTTGACCTTTCGGAGTGGTGGTTTGGTTACTTACCGGCGGCGGCGGACTTGCCGTCGCTGGCTTCTTGGGTGTCGTCCCACAGTTCGCGCTGTCGGGGGTCGTTGCGGTGCAGGCCGCCGTCGTCGTCGGGGTAGTAGATCCCGGGCTTCGGGGATGGCTTGGGGATCTTCGCCGAGGATGTGATGGTGGTGCTGAGCACGTCGGGGTTGCCCTTGAACGGCTCGATCTTCACGGTGAGCGAGACGCTTGCCGCCTTGCCCTGCTCCTGTACTGCGGCGACGGCTTCGCGAAGCTCCTGGGACACCTTGTCGTGCGCGGTTCCCTTGTTGTGCTGCACCAGGAATGTCGCGAGTTCCTGCTGGTTGGTGTTGTCGGGCATGGTGTTTCCTTTCATCTATTCATTGGGTTGTGCGGGTGGCACATCTTGTAGGCGTCCAACGCCTTGGCGAGGAGGACGGTCCAGTGGTCGCCGTAGCGGTGCGCGACGGTGACGGTGCGGGGTACGTCGCCGGGATGTTCGACGACCGACGCCTCATAGATGTTCACCGAATCGGGTTCGCGTCCAACGGCTTCGACGCAGGCGATGTCGATGAAGCCGAACACGGTTCCGTCGGGCTTCTGAACGGGGATGTGGATGGGCATCACGCACCGGTCCCGAAATCGATCGCGGTTTGGTCGATTCGGTGGATGGCTTGGCCCTGGGCGCGACGGATCCGGTCCTCTGCTACTTGCACGTAGTCGCTGGAGAGTTCGATGCCGATGAAGCGTCGGCCCTCAATGATGGCTGCTGCACCGGTCGTGCCTGATCCGGCGAACGGGTCAAGTACTACTGACTCGGGCGGTGCGATCTTCACCAGATGCCGCATGACATCCATGGGTTTTTGGGTGATGTGCTCGCGATCTCGTGGAGCGTTAGAAAGGAAGTATCCGGCGTGGGTGGTTTGTTGGGATCCGGCGCTCATGTCGATCGCGCGGGCACCTTTGGTGGCCCACACGACATACTCGGCGTTGGCGGTGAATCGACCCATCTGGGGACGCGCGGTCGGCTTGATCCACGGAATGACGCCGCGCCACACCCATCCGCCCGCCTGTACTGCGTCGCTGGTCGCGGGCAGTTGACGCCAGTCGGTGAACTGCGCGAGCACTCCTCCGGGCTTGGTTATGCGTAGGCATTCGGCCAGCCATAGGGCGCACCAGTATTGGTAGCTACGTTGGTCTCGGTTGTCGCCCTCGAAATCTTGGAGGCTGTGCAGAGCGCCGCTGTCGACATACTTGGTGCGTGTCGATTGTGAGCGCATCGACTTGGTCTGTCCGCCGGAACTGTATGGCGGATCGGTGATCACAGCGTCGACGGTGTTGTCGGGCAGTTGCGCGAGGACCGACAGGGCGTCACCGTGATGAAGCGTGACGCGGTCATCGGAGTAGTGCACGGTCATGAGGCGCGCTCCTCTGTGTGGAGGGCGGCTGCTACCTCCGAGATGTGGACGAGTTGGTGGAGTGATGGAGCCCCGCTCCGGAGACGTGATGTCTCGTAGTGGGGGACATCGCGGTGTTTTTGGGGGTTGTTCACGATGCACGCTCTTCGCTGTGCAGCGCCGCGCGGAGCCGATTGCCGATCCATTCCCCGACTTGCGGTGATACCGCGTTGCCGAACCCGTCGACTTGATTGCGGGCACTCCCCCAGACGATGAAAGTGCCTTGCTGGCCTGCGAAGTCGACGTCGAATCCGCATCCCCTTCCGACTTCGTGGGCGGCCATCATGCGGAAGTAGCAGTCCTCGATCGATAGGTCGGCGAGTGCTGCGTGCCACTCGGCCGTGAGTAGCGCGGTCGTGTCTCGCGCTGTCAGGGTGCCGAGTGGGTCGGTGACGGGGTGTGGCGCGGTGGCGGTTTCGGTGCTGCCGTTCTGCTTGTACCAACCGGAGAACAGCAGGCCCTGTGTGATGGCGGAACCCACCACGGTGCCCATTGGCTTGTCGACCGGATACGTCCGGTACTTCGCTTCGGTGATCGATCCGTTGCACTGCACCCGTCCCGCGGCCGTGAGGACACCGGGAATCTGGTCGCTGGTGACCGTCGGCATCGACTCGCCGTGTGAGGTCGGGATGGTGTTCTTGCGGAACGGGACAACCCCTGATGACAGCACGCCGAGGCCTCCGGACCCTGCGCCTCCGACGACGGTCTCCATTGGCTCCCCGACGCTTCGGCTGGTCGCGTTCGTTCGGTTCGGCATCACCCGTGCGGACACCAACCCCAGTGTCTCCGAACCCCCCTGCGTGGGTAGTGCTTCGTTCGCGCCGCGCGGGGCGCCCTGGAAGTTGTTCACTGCCAGCGCCACCGGAGGCGTGATCAGACCCGTCGTGTTGGTCGCCGTCTGTGCCCACAGTGGCTCACCCAGGTCGCGACTCCTGCAGTCCGACCCGGGCCGCTCGTACGTGTTTCCGGCTGCCGCCATGACGGCACCCGTTGACAGGATCGCGGTCTCCTGCTGGCTCGTCTGGGTGGCGAGCGGCTGCCACGGGTGCTTCTCGGTTCCGTGCACAGCCTTGGCGGGCATGAGGACCGCGGGGAACTCTGCGAACCGCTGACGGCAACGCTCAGCCCGCGCCATCGTGGCGGCTGCCAGTGGCTTCTTCCGGTCTCCGATCCGCGTTCCCAGGTCGCTCAGGTCCAGGGCGGCGAGGGACGGCGTCATGGGCGGCACAACGGCGCCTCGGCAGGATGGGCATCGGTATTCGTACTGCTTGCCGTATCGAACCGAGCCGGTGGGCGGCACACCTGTGCGCCACGTCCAAACCGCCTCGACGACGGTCGAGCAGCTGCCGCACCACGACGGCGGTCGATGGTCCAGAGCCGGTGTCGGTAGCCTCCGGTCCCAGAACGCGATGTACAGGCGGTCCCTCGACTGAGGCACACCGAAGAACATCGAGTTGAGGTACAGCACCCGGTAGCGGTAGCCGAGGTTCTCGAACTGCTGCAGCCACCAGCGGTACGTCGAGCCGTCGCCCACCTTGGTCTTGCCGGGGACCGCTGGGCCCCAGGACGTCAGCTCGGTGGTGCACTCCACGAGGATCAGCCGCGGGTGATGCTGGGCGGCGTAGTGCAGTACGCAGTTGGCGGTAGCACGGTCGCGCTCGGAGCGGGTGACCCGGGATTCGAAGTCGGGGTCGTCCATGTCGAACAGCGACAAGCCTTGTGCGTAGGCCTTTTTGGTGTTGGCTGGCGAGTGGTTGACGCAGCTCACGCCAGCGACGAGGAGGTCGGCGGCGGGCAGTTCGCGCGCGGAGTGGTAGTCGGATGATTCTGGGTCGACGAGGTCGGCGATCCAGTGCTCTGCGTCGGGGTGGTTGGCTTCGTGAACTTCGACCTTGTAGCGGTTGTGGTTGGCCGCCATGATCGTGGTGAATCCGGCTCTCTTGATTCCCTCGGTGAGGCCGCCGAACCCGGAGAACAGGTCGACGGCGACGAGGTCGTCGTGCGCGAACCGGCGCCGGCGAACGGCTGGGCGGTGCTCGGCCGTGGCAGTCGTCCGTGAACGCCGCGAACGCCCGTATCTGGGTGAGACTGGATGGCTCATTCGACGCCGTGCCTCTTCATGATCTGTCGGATGCGGCGCGCGGGGATGAGTGGCTGCTTCTTGTCGAGTCCGTTTAGCAGTTCGCGTATTTCGGTGACTGCTTGGTGTTCTCGGTTGGCTTGGTCGGCTGCGGACAGGATCTTGCCGACAGCGCCGCGACCGGGCCTGTCCAGCATGTCCAGCCGGTTGAGTCCTCCTGTGGTCATGCGAGGCTCACCGGGTGACCGGCCGCTGCAGAAAGCCGCGCCTCGTACCTACGGACCTCTTCGCGAAGTGCTTCCACCTGGGATCGCCAGAACTCGACTTCGGTGATGATGCCCTTCTTCATCAGAAGTTGTACGAGGGCACTGTTTTGCACCAGTGCCGAATTGACGCCGACGCGTAGATGTTTCGGGCTCTGCGCGTCGCTGACCCGCCACTCATGCTCGAACCGGACTCCGCTCTGCATGGCGTGGAGCAGTTCGTGATACTCCGAGTGAAGTGCTTCCACTGCTTTGTCGTCTGCGGTCGTCATCCGATGACCTTTCGTGCGGGGATGTGGTCGGGGTCGTCTTCGTCGTCTACCCAAGGGTTTTCGTGTCCGTTGGGGCAGACGCGTGTGCGGTCTTTGTCGTTGAACATCCGGCCGCACTGCAGGCATTCGATGATGTCCATCACCGCTTCGCTCCTCGCAGCTTTACGAGCATGGACACCATTTCGCGAGCGCGGTTGGCCGATCGTGTCTCCTGTGCCGCGAGGTTGCGGTGCGTGACGATCTCGCACTCGAGGGACAGGCGTTCGAGCGCGGCGACGGCGCGGCGAGCTGCCCACTGGACACGGTCGGCGTCGCGCTGTGACTCGTAGCGGCCGGGAAATGTGACCTGGTTATAGGCCGATTGCAGCGCGCTACGGTCGACGATGGCTGGATCGTCAGTCACTGCAGTGGCTCCTGTCCGTTGTCGTCGTCGGGGGTGCCTTTGTCGGGCTGCGTGGCGACCCATGCGTTGAGCACCGAGGTGACCATGTCGTTGGCGGCGGCGTGGTCGCCTACTTCCTCGAAGGTCTTGATGACGGTGCGGACTTCGGTGTCGGTGAGGTCGTTGGACGAGGTGATGAGTTCGTCGCGGCCCGCGATGCGGGTGAGGACGATGAGCCGGTTGTTGCGCTCGGAGTCGGTGGTGAGTCCGACCGCGCCGAGGTACCGGAACATGACCGCGTTCAGCTTCTCCCGCGTCGTCTTGGGTTTCGGCTGTTCGGTGGGTGTCTCGACGTCGCCGTCGATGACCTGCTCCCGCTTCTTCGCTTCGCGCTCTTCCCGGGCCTTCCGGACGGCGTCGACCCCGCTGCCGCCAGCGCGGCGTGGCTTGGCGGGCTGTTCGACGTTGCCCTCTTCGTCGATGATGGTGGGCTGCGCCGCGTCCTCGAGGTCGAGTCCGGAGAAGTCATCGGGATACGCTCGGCGCCACGCCATCGCCTCCGCGCACTTGGCGGTCTGATTGCGTGGCATCTTCTCCCACATGGAGTTCGGTTCATCGCGGACCTTGTGCCGGTTCCGACCCTCACCTTCGTAGACGGCGTTGGTCTGGACGAACTCGTCGTAATGCACCACAGCGGAGAATCTCTCGCCGTTGCGGACGATGGTGTACTTCGCCGCGGTGGGCGGCGTCTTGGCGGGCCACACTTCACGCCAATCTCCGTCTTCGCCGCACCAGTACGGGCCTTCGAACGCGAGGGTGTCGCCTTGCCTCTTCGCGGCTTCGCGACCGTTCCGGCGGTAGCCGTCGATACCAGTCTGGATGGTGTACTTCACCACCCACTTCTCGCGCTTGTCCTTCTGACCGTCGGGGTTCGCGGGGTCGCGGGGCACCCACTCGGTCAGCTTGGTCTTGCGCCCGATCATGTATATCTGCTTACGGAACGGATCGAGTCCCGTTGTGCGGCAGTAGTGGAAGAACAAGTCAACGTCGGCCTGGGTAGCATCTTCGATGCCGATTTGCCGAAGTAGGGCGATCTGTTCAGGCGTCCAGGTTCTCTGGTCGGGGGTGATCGTGGCGAGGCTCTTCGCGCCAGCTTCTTCGGCGGCACGCTGGGCGGCTTCCACGAGATTCTCGTCGGTCATCTGATCGGCGGTGGTGGTGTCGGTCATGATGGTTCTCCTGTCGATTCGATGATGCGTTCGGGGGTAATGGTTTTGGACGGCACGAAGGACACACCGCTCTTGTGGGGCTGGCGGCGAGCGATCTGCAGGCCGTTGAATTCGGCGTAGCGGGCGTTGCCCATCGTCGCGGCGATCCGGTTGCACTCCAGATTCAGCGCCTTCTCGGCGGCATCGAACTCGACACGGGCGTGGGCGTACCGAAGTGCGTCGTCCTGGTCGTATTCGATTGCGGTGCCGTCGATGTCAGGATGCAGAGCCTTGATGCACTCGTACGTGGGTTTTGACTCGTCCAGTTCTGGTGCCTCGTCGCCGGCGAGGGACTGCCAGAACTCGCGGCATTGGGTGATGATGTCTTCAGCTTCGACCTGGGCTGCGTCGTTGTACTCGACGGAGTAGATCCGTTCCTTGTAGTTGGGGCCGAGGCAGATGAGGTGGCCGGGGTATTTCGTCCAGCCGGTGAAGATCATCGCGACGAGCACCTGCGTCCAGTAGTCGGCGGGTAGGTCGCCGCTGAGGTCGTCGCCCCACTTCTCCAGGTCGTACTGATCGCGGGCGAGTTTGGCCTCGAAGACGCCGCGGGCGGCACCGTCGGAGCGGCGGGCGTCGAGGGTGACCATCGCAGGGAACCCGAAGTAGTCGGGGTCGAGGACGAACTGCACTTCGGTTGGTGACAGCTTCCAGTTCGGGTAGCGGCGGCGGTAGCGGCGCCGCGCGAGGGCTTCCACGTCGTGGCCAAGTGCGAACTGATCCTTGGGCTCCTCGGGGGGCAGGTCGCCGCGCATGCGGTGCCAGAGCGAGTACTGCGACTCCCAGCGGGATAGCCGCATGATCGCGCCGACCTTCGACGGGGAGATCATGCGGAGGTGCTCAGGCGATCCGGGTGCGATCCATCCTGCGTCGCGTGGGGTGAACACGCCGATGTGTCTGGGCCTCACCGGAATGCCCCCTGCCACACGTGCCAGACGAGGGCGCTGGGTGTGACCACGGTGCCGAGGAACTTGCCCATCAGGATGGCTTCCTCGGCCGCGGTCGAGATGCGGTTGCCGGTGCCGATGATGAACACGTCGACTGAGCGGGCGATGCCGGTGCCGTAGTCCACTGACCACAGGTCGATCCTGTAGTCGGGGTCGGTGCGCGACATCGCGACGGACAGCAGTTCTCCGTTGCAGGGAAGTTGGACGGTCTGCTGGTCGACGATGTCGAGCTCATGTCGGAGGATCCGCGTCATGATGCGACCGCCGGTGGTCGGTAGTTCTGGATCCACTGGTCGGCTTCGCTGTAGCGGAGGTCGAACAGCCCTGCGAGGTCGGGGTTTTCGATCATGATGAGTCTCGCGTAGAACGGCGTGTAGTTGTTGTTGATCTTGAAGTCGGTGTCGCTGGTGGCGAATGCGATTTCCCAGCGGGCGGTTTCGCGGAGCGCGGCGAGCCCGACCTTGGCGTCGCGGCCGAACTTCTCCTTCCACTCCCGGGCCAAGCGGACCAGGGTGGTGTACACGATGGGGTTGTCGGCGTGGAACTGTTCGAATCGTTCCCCGACCTCGCGGTCGAACGGCAGGCACGGCTGAGTCATTGGTCCGTCCCGCCGTTGAACACCTTGAGCGGTGGGGGTGGGGGTTTGTGGGCACCGGTGATCCGGTCGCGGACTTGCTGCTTGAGCGCCTCCATCGCGATGGGGTCACCTTCGATCTGCGCGGCGATCTCGTTGGCCATGCCCTCGGCACACTCGGCGTCATGGCCGAGTGTCATCGCGAGACTGGCTACGCCCGTGCCAATCCCGTCCATGTAGAGGCTGAACAGCGTGTCGAAGGTGATCGGAAGTGTCGGCATCAGATGTCCTCCCCACATCCCGCGTCGCCGAACTCCTGCCACGGCACGAACCGCTCGCGTTGTGTGTTGGTGAAGTCGCCCCGGGACGTACACCAGAAGCCCCACGGACGGGCGCGGCGGCCGGTGACGATCAGCGTCCAACACGACAGCTCGCCGTGGGCGACCTCACCCGCTCCATCACAAACGCCGCAGTCGGTCTCCATCCACCGCCCGTCGGGAACTGCTCCGTAACCGGTGCCAGTGCCTTCACATGACTGGCAGGATGTCTCCGTCACCAGGCGCACGCGGTGCCGCCACTCAGCAGGACGATAGGCAACTGATCCAGCCTGTCGACGCTTAACACCCATCTCCGTCACCTCGTCGTAGCGACCACGCAGGATCAGCGAGACGAACCACCAGGGGTGATCGTGCAGTGCTCGGTCGTCGTCGGAGCGGAGGAACTTGTGCACGTACACGTTGAGCACCGGGTTGCGTGGAATGACGTACCAGCGCAGCATGTACGGGTTTTCAGGACCGCCGATTATCTGGTGCGGCTCACCTGAGAACAGGCGCCGCAACCACCGGACTCCAGTGGCGTAAGGGTGTGTCGACGTTGCACTCATCAGGCAGCCGCCTTCGATGCCTCAGTGACGGCGTCGAACTGGGCGCGGACCCAGAGCACGTCACCCATCGCGGTATGCCGTTCGTACTGTTGGGGATTGACACCGACAGCCTTGGACAGCTCGTTGGAGTCGTACGGTGGCAGCAGCATCTCCCCCGTGCCGGCGAGGAAACCCACGATGACGTTCTCGACGTCGACGAGGTGGTAGTGCCACGGTTCGGGATCGAAATACACGCTGGACAGCAGCATCCCGAGGCGGACGGTGTCGAAGCTGGGCACTGCGCCGACCACGTATGCGCCCTCAGTCGCGGCGAAAACCATCGCGGCGGCGTCGTGGCGACTGATGGCCTGCTCAGCAACGTAGCGGCCGAGGTAGTCGCCACGGAATCGTTCGGGCATCTCACCGAGCCACGGTTCGGGGTCGTGGTCGATGAAGCAGTGGAACCTCTGCTCCTCCCCCGTGACGCCGTTGCGGCGGATGGCGGCGAACTCCCAGACGGGGGCGTTGGGGTCGAGGCCGAGCGTCTCGGTGTCGAGGAACGTGATGTCGGCGGCGCTCATGCTGTGGCTTCCTCCTGGATGGGGATGGTGGTGGTTTTGGCGTTGGGTAGTTCGGTGACCCACGCGAACATCTCGGCGACGGTCTGATCGATGGGGATCGCGGCGAGGGCGAGCATCATCAGGCGTTGAAGTTCGTTGGCGGGCAAGGCGGTCAGGTAATCCCAGACCACGGTCGGGTCTTCGTCTTGGACGCCGGCGGCAAGGTTGGCGACGATGTGAGCGCGTCCCACGTAGTCGGTCGGGGACTGTTGGTGCGACTGGTAAGGCGCGTGCATCGTCGACAGCGGGCACACCTCCCCGTGAGTGCCGTCGTTGTGCAGGCTGTAACGCCCGTTGGTGGTGGAGATGGGCCGGTCGCAGCGCGGGCACAGCGCGATGCCCTTCTGAGCGCTCACGCCACGCTCCGACGCTTCAAAGCGGCGGCTTCACGGCAGGACTGCGAGCAGTACAGCTTCTCCGGTCCGAACTTGGCCTGCACCACCGTTTTCGAGTCGCAGTTGCGGCAATTGGTCACCGTTTCTGCGGTGGGCCTGGTGCGCTTGAGGGCGCGGCGTTCACGCTCGGACAGGCCACCCCAGATGCCGAACCGTTCGTCGTGCTCGAGCGCGTAGTCGAGGCACTCGTCCTTGACCTCGCAGCGCCCGCATATCTTCTTTGCTTCCCGTGTGCTGCCGCCCTTTTCAGGAAAGAAGGCTTCGGGATCGGTCTGCGCGCAGAGTCCCTTGTCTTGCCAGGTCGGTTCGGGTTCGGATTCGAATCCGTAGGACGAGTGCCCAGTGGATGGAACGTCGTCGTCGTAGGTGAGACCCATGTTCAGCCCTTCCGTTGGAGACGCCGGGACCGTCGAGCGGTCTTGTTGCGTCGGCGGTTGACGGTCTTGGCCCGCTCGACACGTTGTTCTTTGCGATCTAGCGCGGCTTGGATTCGGCGCAATCCGGCGGTGCGGTCGTACGGACCGGGGAGGATGCCGCGCTTGGTGTTGAGTCCGTCCGTATCGCCGTCGGCGGCGGGTATTTGCCAGTGGCTCATGCGGCGTACCCGCCTCGCTGGTAGTAGTAGCAGGGCCAGCAGGTTCTGCCCTTGTTCGGCTTGATTCCCTTGTGCCGCTTCGCCTCATCGTGGTTCTCGCATGCGGGGTCGGTGGCGTCGTGCCAGTGATGTTCGGTTGGCACTGCGGGCTTGTTGCTCACTGGACGGCCCCGTAATGCGTGCTGGTTCGGTTTCCGTCGTGGTCGGTGCGGTGCTCGAACACCAGTCGGCCGCGCCGCCATGTGCGCCGCACCTCTTGGTGCTGGATGAGGTAGTTCTTGTCGAACGCGTGGTGCGCGACCATCAGAAAGAACCCGATGGCGACGAAGTGGTCGTGGCCGAAGAGCGCCGCAAACCACTCGCCTTGGACGATGTCGATGCAGATGCTGATGACGTTGACGGCCGCGAGCAACAGGCTCAGGTATGCGAGGGCAAGGAGGCGGTTCATCGTTGGCCCTCTTCGGTGAGGAACGGTGCGCACCAGGGGCATTCATCGCGTACATCCGGTAGCGGTAGTCCACGGATTACTGCGGCGAGCTCGTCGTCGGTGGCGTCGCCGACCTCATGTCCGCAGCCGTTGCAGACGCGTTGCACGGTGTGCGTCGTGGTGGTGCGGCCATCGGGATTGACGTTGACGCGAGGCTCGGTGTGGGTACGCATCAGCGGCCCAGCCTTTCGGCAAGTTGCCGTCGGGCCTCTGCGTTTCCCTGCCATCGCCAGTAGTCGGTATTGTTGTCAGGGGCGCAGGTTTTGAGTGCCGTGATGTACTGCTCGCGTTCGGCGATGAACGCATCGATCACGCTCTTCGTGTGGGCGGGATCGCAGGTCTCGGCGAGGCGTCGCAGCGTCTCAGCGGTCCACGCGTTATCGCCGCGGGAGCGGAATGTGGTTGTCCCGTCGGCCTTGACGATGACCGCTAGGACGGCTTGACGGGCGTCGATGACTTCGATCTCAATGCCGTCGGCGGGATCGTTAGGCGCGGTCATCGTGCGCCCGCTTCGTCCCAGTGTCCTGCTACTTTCAGCTCGTCAACTGCGCTGAGTAGCAGGTAGAACAGGTGGTCGGCGTCTTCTTTGTGCTTCGAGAGCATCGACCAGAACTGCCACTCGGGGGTATCGGTGTTGACGCTTCCGACCTCGCCGTCGGCGAGCAGGTTGAATCCAGGCGGCTTGACGAGGTCCTGAATGTCGACCTTGCTGAGTTCCCGCAGGGTGCGGTAGGTCGTGACGAGGGCGTCGTAACTGATGCCGGATCGGGTGACGAATTCCTGACGGGCACGACGCTCGGCTTCCCTCGATGCGAGCGCGCGGGCTCGTGCTTCGGCGTACCGACGTTCCTGCAACAGGACGTACGGATCGGTAGTGGTCATGGCGGTGGTCACACCCACTTCCGGAGGCAGGACACCTGGTGTCCGTCGCCGCGCGCGGCGCCGTCGGAGTAGACGATTTGGCCGTTGACGGCGAGGGAGCAGGCGACGATGTCGGCTCCGGACATCTGAGGGTCGGCGCCGACCCATTCGCCGGGGTGGGCGACGTAGGTGGCGCTGGCGGTGCGGTCGGGGTTGCAGATCGCGCCGTACCGGAGGTCGCGGCGGTCGGCGGGATCCGGCTCCCACGCGTTGATGCAGGCCGGTTCTCCGGTCCAAGTGACGGCGACGGTGATCGTGTCGTAGCGGGCGATTCCGTGGGCGTCTGGTGCGAGCCACAGGCCTGCGGGGATGAGCAGCAGCGGCAGGGCGGCGAGCACGGGCCACGGGGTTAGGCGCTTCACCAGTCGGGAGAACGACCGCCGACGCGGGGTGTTCGGGGGTAGCAGCGTCGTGACGAGAGGTGACGCGATGCTGTGACCGGTTGCGGCGGCGTGGCACCAAGCGCGGTCGGTGGCCATTGCCTTGAACCAGCGGGGTTTGTCCGTCCAGCCACAGTCGCAGGCGCCGTGGTAGTTGCCGCTGGGGAACTTCCAGACGATCGTCGTCTTGTCGGTTCGGTTTATGATGTGCTCGCCCATCGGGTTCTCCTGTTCTTGGTGGGCTGGGCCCGTTCCCGGGTGAGGCCGGGGGCGGGCCTACTTCGTTGTCGTGCGGTCCGTTTCGGTTATGAGGCGACCCGGCGGGCCGTGGTCGCGGTGAAGGACAGGGGCCGCGCTTTCTCGGCGGCGGGACTGACCGGTGCCTTGGTGGCTGGGCGCGCGAAGGTTTCGAGTGCGGCTTCGATGTCGGACTCGGTGAATCTCCAGTGGCCAGCGATCTTTCGGCCGGGAATCACCCCGGCGTGGGCTTGTTGGCGCAGCCACTCGCGACGGACGCGCATCTCGTCGGCGAGTTCGTCGAGCGTGTACAGCCGTGGTCGGGTCATGCGGCGGCCGTCTTCCGCTTGGGTACCGACCGTTTGCTAGTCGGGGACTTCTCTTCCACGAAAATGGTGCCGGGGAGGACGCGGAGTTTCTCCTCGATGCGGCGAGCGAGCTTGGCGCCGCATGACTTTCGTTGGCCGTGGTAGAGCATGTGGATGTACTGGCGGTCGCAGTCGACCAGCTTGGCCAAGTCGGCTTGCGATAGGCCCGCGAGCTTCATGTACTCGGGGAGGAGTTCAGAGCTGCGTTGGCGCATCCAGGTGCCTTTCGCGCGCGGTCTTCGGTGGACGTTGGTGGGGTGTGGTGTGGCTCTCATCCTGACCCTTCGGTGTCGTTCCTGTCAACTACTACGAGACATAATTTCGCAAAGTTGTTGACATATTGCAAGTAATTACACGGTTGTTCTTTCGCACGTCGCAGGTCACGGAGGGCTAGACGTGTCCCCCATTTGTTGACAGAATCGTCCCCCGGTAGGGCACCATTCGCCTTGACAGCGTCAACAAGCGGGTGACAGATTTGCTAGGACCATAGGTGGAGGTTGGTTCATGCACGAATATCGACGTTTCATCCAAGCCGAGCTAGATGCTCGCGGGTGGGAGCCGGCCGATCTGGTTCGGCGCTCAGGACTACGTCGGCAGTTGGTCTGGAAGATTCTGCACGACGAGCGAGATGCATTGGGACAGATGCCCGATGAAGCGACGCTGGAGAAACTCGCGACCGGTTTCGGGGTGAAGGTCGAGCGCGTCAGGACTGCTGCCGCCCGTTCGCTGGCACGTTACAGCGATGACGGACAACCGATCGGGACCAGCTTGGCAGACGTGGATGTGGACGTGCTGCTCGCCGAGGTCAGACGCCGAATACTCGCCGGGACTTCGTCAACCGGCGGTGCCGGGTCCGATGCGCTCATCAACAAGATGGGTCGTCGTCGGCGCGGGCAGAGTGATGAGCCGGAGGATCCGTCCGTCGCCGCCGCTCCCTGATGGTTGCCGCTTTTGCTGTTCGAACTGACGGGACTTGGCGCTCGCCAGCGCAGCAATGATGACGGCCCGTTCCTGACGATCGAGGTCGGCGTAGGTGAGGTCGCCCATCAGATTATCGAACAGCCACTCAAGGTATCCGTCCAGAATGGCGAGATTCGTTGTGTCGGTTAGCGCTTGGAGGCAGTTACTGACGAGGCGCAACATGTCGTCTGCGGCGTCGGCAGCACCAGCGGCCTGGGTCACGGATTGGTCCCCCCTCTGAGGAGTAGGCGAGGTGGTTAATGGTGACCGACAATTCGACCACCCTGGGGTGAACTCCCCGCAGTTCGCTACCCATCCTGCCTGGCAATTAGCTGGGTTGACAAGATCCTCTAGCAAGCTGACGGGTGTCCAGATTCCAGGCGCAGGCCAGCAGCAAATCTGACCTTTGTACCATCATTCAATCGAGGCCAGGGAAAGTCGACATGTGTTGCGGCGACAGCAAATTCAGTCGTCCAGCATTTCGCTGATGGCTGCAGCCGCCGCTTCGGCACTGGATCGATCGAGGTGGCCGTAGGTATTGACCGTCGTGGTGATCGACTCATGGCCCAGGTGTTGCTGAATGACCGGAAGCGGAACGCCGGCGGCGATCATCCACGACGCGCACGTGTGCCGAAGGTCGTGTATCCGCGGTCGCTTCGTCAGGACCGGTCGGCCTTCCTTCTTGGCCAGATCCTCGTTCATGGCGCGGGCCAACGCCGGCCGCCACAGGTTCGACTGGAACGAGTGGATCCGCACCGGGTTGCCCCTGCCGTTGACGAACAGCCACTCCCTCGAATAGTCCAGTTGATCGAGCACCCGCCCGGGCACGTTGATCGTGCGGACGGACCTTCGGGTCTTCGTCGTGCCGAGCGTCATGCGGGAATGGCCATCCATCTTCCACGCCCTGGTGATGCGGACGGTGCATGCGTCGCGGTCGACGTCGGACGGTCTGAGCGCCGTCGCTTCACCCCACCGCGCACCCGAGGCGACGAGGAACTCGATCAACGGGCGGTACTGCTGGCTGACGGCTCGCTGCATGATGCGGAACTCGTCGCGGGTGAGGAACACCATCTCCGTGCGGTCCCAGCGCGGCAGGCGGTTGCCGTCGCACGGGTTGGACTGAAGGTGCTTGGGCATACCGGCGGCGAGCGCTCCCGAGAGGAACCCGTGCTTGTTCATGATCGTCTTGCCAGACGAACCGGAAGCCGCCAGCAGGTTCACCCAGCGCCGCACATCATCACGCGACAGCTCGGCCAGGGGGATGTGGCCCAAGTGCGGCGAGATGTCGTTGATGATGAACGCGGTGTAGCGGTCCCTGGTGCCCTTGTCGACGCCGGTCAGGTGTTCGACGTGATGGCGCAGGTACTGGTCGACGGTGAGCTTCGTGCGTTCGGCGCGGATGACCTTGAGTAGCTCGAGGGCGCGACCGGGACCGTGGGTGTTGAAGAGTTCCAACGCATAGCGGGCGTCGGCTTCGCCTTGTTCGCCCTCGAACGACAAGGAGTGCTGGGTTCCTTTGCGACCGCCAATGCGGTACAGCACCGACCAGTACTTGGTGCCGTCGGCCTTCTTGCGCTCACGGAAGCTGGCCATCAGCGCCCCCCGAAGGTGGTTGCTGCGATAGTTTCGGGTCGGCTCACAGTCGACCCACAGAAGAGGTTCGGATGGTCACTCCACGGGCGTTCATTGCCGGCGTCGGCGTCGTCGCGGTCCTGATCGCGGCGTTCCTGTTGTTCGTGCCGTTCTCAGCTGACGGGGTGTCGTGCGGGAACGCGGTGTCTGTCGATACGTCGCGCGCGGCGGGCGTCGATAAGTTCGAGCGGATCCGCGGGAACGACTCGACGCTGTTGGCGTCGTGCACCGGTTCGGCATCGACGCGGCGAACGAGTGGCTTCGTGCTCGGCGGCATCGGCGCCGTCGCGGCGGCGGGCGCGCTGCTCGTCCGCGTGCCGTCGACCCGGTAGCTCATTGGGCCCCAGCGCGGAGGTGGTCGAGGAACACCTCGACGGCCGCGTCAGCGAGGTCGCTGACGGTGACGATGCCGTGGACTGCCATCAGGTCGGGGTCCGCAGTGGTGTCAGCAGTGAGTCCGCCGTGCCGCCGCGCCTGGTTGTGCAGCTTCGCCTTCAGCGCCGCCGACACCTGATCGGTGAGAGCGTTATGGGCGAGTGCTTCCTCGAACTGGCGGGCCACCTCTTCGTCGACGGGTCGGGCGGCGTCGGCCGTGGTCATGCCCCATCCGTACTCGGCCCGGGGCAAGTCCGCGGCGGTGGCGCGAAGTTGGGCGGCGGTGTGGACGTGCGTCTCGTTGGCGATGGCCATCGGCGGGTAGAACCGGGCGATCGGCTCATCGCTGCCGAAGTGGACTTGGTCGACGGGTCCGACACCGCGCAGCGCTTCCAGTTCGAAGTCGTAGTAGCGCGGCGGCGGCTGTGTGCGCCAGCCGTCGCAGACGGGGCACTGGCCTATGCCGGTGGCGTGGAATCGCTCGGGGATTGGGCGCTGGAGTCGCTCGGGGCATGCGCACGTGTGCTGTGGCCAACCACCGTCGGGAATCGCCAT